TCCAGTATGCGCAACTGTCGCCAAGGACTTGTTCGGCCGCACCGCGCTCCGGAAATGGGATCACCGTTCCGGTAGACCAGCAAACGGTGCCATTCGACAGCGTCGGGTTGTAGTGCAGACCGGTCGCCGAGCCATCGACTGCCACGCAAGCACTGCCGCACTTGGTCACGAATTCAGCGTGTTTCGACCAGGTTGCAGTGTCGGCCACGTATTGCCAGCCGGACGAGTACAGCACTGCCGTGCGATTGCCCGAGTCGGTGTTTTTCTGGAAGCCCATGACGACTGCAGGGCTGGCGCTGTAGACGGCGGTTCCGGTTGCGTTGACGACGGTCAGCGGGCCAGCCTGCGCCGGACTGTTCCATGCCAGGGCCAAGGCAACCATGGCAACAACCAGCATGAAGCTGGCCAAGGGTTTATGCAACATCGTTTTCATAGGTAAAGCTCCTTCAAGGTTGCCGCCCGGATCGCGGGGCGGCTGCGCGCTACATGTAGCCCGTGTACAGGCGGTTGCGCAGCACCATCTGCTCCTTCTTCAACTCCTGGAGCAAGCGCAAGCCGTCAGTGGACAGGTGTGCGAAGGTCTGCACATCCTCGGCAAACGCAATCGACTTCTCGACGCTTCGCAGGCGCTGTTGGTCGAGATACTTGCGTGCCATATTCGAAAAGATGCCCATTACCGATTCCCCCCATTCACAATGTCCTCAATCGCGTCCAGTGCCATCGCCAGCTCCGTGTTCCAGTGGATGCCTGGCGTGTGCCGGATGTTCAACTGCCTGCAGATCGTGTTGACGCTCTTGCCAAGCACGTACAGGTCGCGCAGGATCAGCTGATGCCTCACGCCGATCTGCGTCCATGCGCGCTCGATCTTGGCCGCGTCTTGGAAGTCCAGCCGCGACTGCTGCACGCGCCCACCCTTGGGGCCGTTGGCTGCCTCGCGCATCTTGTTGCACGCCACGGCGGTCATGCAGACATAGCCCTGCCCACCGTATGGCGAGACTCGGCGCGTTTCCTTGGTCGACATCGCGCCGCCGCCGCGCCCGAAGTAGCACAGACCCCAATTGATGAGGCGCGCGACGATGCCTTTCTCGGAAATGGGGGTTTTTGGCTTCACGCGTTTTCCTCGTACTCGTCGCAGCGCCTGTCAGCCAGCACTTGCACCTGGCGCGGGTTCTTGCAGCGCGCGGTGCCGTCGCGGTCGACCGTGCGGTAGCGGCAGCCCTTGCAGGTCTCGGCCTCGGCTTCGAGCAGTTGCTCTTCCGGGTTGCGGTACATGCGGCGGGGCAGGGCGGTCATGCATCCTCCCGGCACGGTGATGGGTTCTGCTCGAAGCGGACAACCTTGATGGTCGTCACGCCTTGCAGCATGGCCTTCATGAGGCGGTGCCGGCCGTCCATCAGCTCGCCGTCTTCGTCGAGGATGATCGGCATGCTCAGGTCGGCATCTTCGACAGCGCGCATGTGCATGACCATGTCGCGCAGCGTCAGCTTCTCGTAGGTGTAGTAGAGGCTGAGGTGGTCCAGCGGCACGTCCATGACCGGCAATGTCCGAGCCAGTTCGAACAGGCGTGAGACGGCCCAGTGATGCCTGCCGAGGTTGCACATCTGGTCCTTCGGTGCGATCCAAGGCTTGATCAGCATCACAGGTACTCCTGATCCGCATCGTGATCGTCGGGGTCGCGCATGCCGGCCAGCGCAGCCAGGCAGAGGGTGATGCCAATGCCGATGATGGCGCCGAGAATGAAAGCGAGAGCGGTTGTCATGCTGTCTCCTTTATGGCTGGCTATTTGCTTTTGATGACGATGACAGCGATGATCACCACGGCTATCGCAAGGAATAAGGCAATGCCGCCCCAAAACGGCAACGTTACCCACCACCACGACCATTCCGCTACTGCGGTGATACCCAGCAATTTGAGCGTTACGAAGACGATGCCTAGAAGGCCAAGGACGCCGATCCCGCCACTACTGGAACTGCTCGATTGATTGCTCATGTCATGCCCCTTTCAGTTGTTTTAACTTCTGTCGATACAGCGCTTTGATTGCTTGCAGTTCTTCGATGGTCCACTTGCGCGGGGCGTGCTCGGTTTCCAGAAACGCCACCGCTTCGGCGCCGATCTTGCCAATCAGGCGAATTCGGTACTCGATCACATTTCCGGACAAGTGGTTATTACAGGGGGCGCATTGTTTATGCACATTGCTTTCGTTGAAGCGCAAGGCAGGCTGCGCACCGACTGAGCGAAAGTGACCGGCGTGATATTGCCCATTGTGATGACGGCCACAGCTAATGCATGGCTCGGAAGCGTCACGCGCCCTCACAAACGCGTTGAAGGCTGTCTGTGCATCCTTGAGCCAGTCAGCGCGCCGCTTGAGCTTGGCGAGCCCTTCCTGCCGCTCCTTGCGGTCTTTGCTCGCCCGCCCTGCCTGCGCATGGAGTAGGGCGCACTCAGGGCCGCAACATTTGTGCGTCATCGACCTTGGCTCAAACACAGCCCGGCATGTCTTGACGGCACATTTGCGCATGCGGCGCTTCGGCTCCTTAGTCGGAACCGCGCGCGGCATGGTGGTGCGAGTGATCGGTGATGGCGTCATATTGATTTTTTCTGAATATTTTTTCTTGCTCAAATCCAACTAGGCCGACATGGCCGCTTGCGTCCGAACAGCGCCGCTTTGCCCGGTGATTTGGTATCTGGCCGGTATGTCGCCGCTCACCTCAAGGTATTGATTTGAATCAACATCGAACCAGAACCCGAACTTGCCTTCAAACTCACCATTGCGCTGCTTTTCGCACGCAACCATCGCCGTTGGATCGCCGCTGTCCTTGTCCTGTTCGGCCTTCTTGTTGCGCCAGACGATGAATACGTTGTCGACCAGGTCGGTGATGGCGCCGGCGCCCTTGATGTCGAACTTTCCAGGTGTCTTGTGCTCTGATTCGCCCTTGCGCATGTGGTGCACGAGGTGGATATGCACGTTATTGGCGACGGCGAATGCGCATAGCTGATCCACGAAGTCCTTCTGCGCGTTGTAGTCGTCCTCGCCCTTGACGCACTTCATGAGGCTGTCGACCACGAACTGGGTAATCCCGAATTTATCGATGGCGTAGCGCATCACGGCGATGACCTTGCGCCATTCGACAGCGCCTACGTGGTCGTACATCCACAAGCGGCCATCCGTCCATGTGTGGAACTGGCGCAGGAACTGGACGGTGGGCTCGCGGCCCGCCCAGGCTTGGCGACTCATGCGCTGCATCTGCTTGACCGGCTTCATTTCGAAGCTGGCTACCATGACCCGCTCGCCCTGGTAGCTCAGGTCCAGCACCACTTGCGAAAGGAAGGTGGACTTGCCATGGCCGTTCACACCAGCCCACAGCGAGACTTCGCCCGGCCGGAACTTGACCTTGGCGCGCGTTTTATCCCACAACATCGTGGCAATTGGGGTTGAGTTCGGTGGCGCGTAAAAGGCGCTGATCGTGTCCTCAAGCCAGTCGGATGCCGGGCGCACGCCATGCTGCTCGGTTTCCTCCATGTAGGCGCTAAAATCGATCGTGTCAGGAATGCACTGCATACGGCACCCCCTGCTCATTGCGGGCGTAGGTGCGGCCCGTCAGGAAGTCATCGTTCTGGAAGTCCAGCCATTCCAGCAGGTCAAGCTCGTATTCCCATTTCGACACCGGCCGGCACTGCTCGATGTCGTCCTTGGTCGGGATCAGGAAGACCTTGGCGCCCCAGTGGTCGTAGGCGTTCCACACGCTCAAGTACTTCGGACGGTGCAGGGCTATTTCCTTGAGCGTCGGCGCCCAGTCGGCAGCAGTTCCGATGCACAGGCAAATGTCCAAGTCGCGCACCCAGCGCCAGTCATGCGGGATGCCGGCCTTAGCGTGCACGACGTGGTTGCCGTGCACCAGCGTACCGACCAGCGACACGCGAATCATTTCCTCGGGCTTCATGCCGCGCATGCGAGTTGCGACGATCTGAGCGGCGTTCAGGGGAAGGGCGGGCGTCATTCCCAGTCCTTCGGCGGCGGCGCGGCTGGGGCGGCCAGGTCGGAATCCTTCAGCCAGGCGGCTTCGAATCCAACCCAACCCCGTCTACAGGAAATGGCTAGTGCACGCTCGAGCGATAGCCCAGCCCTGTTCGCTTCTACGATGATGCCCTTGAGGGCGGTATCGGACACCTTCGCCTTCTTGACCTTCCGAAGGTCGAGCCAGTCATTCGCGGTCTGGTCGCTTACCCCCCTGGCCTTGAGCTCGACTTTGGGGTTGAACGGAGGCGAAGCCGGTGACGCGTCGTTCGCGTCTTCCTTTCCTTTCCCTTCCCTTCCTTCCTTCCCTTCCGCTTTCACGCGTGGTTGACGCGTGCTCGACGCGTGCTCGACGCGTGGAGGAATTACGCTCGGAGACTCGCGATTGTTAATAACTTGGTGCGTGGAAAAGGTCGGGATTTCGGCATATTGCTTGCCGTCCACCTCGTAAATCACGAGCATTCCTTTATCGGTGAGCTCGTCGGCCATTGCGTTGACATCGCAGTTATCCCCAGGGAAGTAACGCATCTTCAACGTATTTGGCTTCCAACTTAGGCGCCCCTCGCGGTCTGCTTCACACCAAAGCGACACGTAAAAGAGGCGTGCAAGTGGTGACAGGCTTACAACATCCTCGCTGGTGAAAAACTCTGGCTTGATCGTGCGAATACGGGCCATCTATGCCTCCTGCGCTTGCTCAACACGCTGGCGCCCAGCCGGCGCAGCATGGTATTGCTGGGACTGCGCCTGCAAAATGGCGTACTCGGCTTCCCAGGTCGAGTGCGCGGCGCTGTGCCACGGCAGCGGGCAGTCGGCCAGCGGCAGGCCTTTGGCGAATGCGGCGCGCGCACGGCGCTGGATTTCGGCGATGGTGACGATCATTTCAGCCCCGCCCGCTTGATCAAATCCTGAAGCTTGACCAGCTCGGTCAGCAGCTCAGCCTGGGCTGCTTCCTGTTTTGCGTCCTGATTTGAGAGGAACTTCTCGGCCAGGTAGTGAATGGGCGTGAAGTCGCGCGTCTTCTCCATGTAACGCTCCAGCTCGTCAATGCTGAAATGGCGCGATGGGTCGGCGCTCAGCTGCACGGATAGGTTTCCCGGGGCCTGGTCGAGGTCAATGGCGACACGGCCAAGGCCGCGCTGGTACACGCCAGCGGCCACGCATTCACGCAAGCATGGGTAGCGGTCGACTAGGCCGGGGTCGAGGTCAAGCACCAGTTGGGTGCTGTTGATAATTCCTGAGCTCATCTTTTATCGCCGGTTATCAATGATGGGTAGGAGACTTCCTACGTGTTATTTCCAATTTGAAACAAAAAAGGCGCGACGAGGCGGCGCCGGGTTGGCGCTGCTGGTTACTGGGTCGGGTCTGGTGGGGGCGGCGGATCTTCGAATACGTCGGGCCGTGCCAAGCGCAAGAACTTGAGCTGGGCCTTTGGGATGCCGTCAGTGCGCCATTGAGAAACGGATGGGGGCTTGATGTCGCAAATACGGGCCGTTTCCGATGTGCCACCGAGGCGGTCGATGATGGTGTTGGGGTCTTGGATGTCCATAGGATCTTATTTTAGGCATGCCTAAAATAATATGCAAGCTATTTTTAGGCTGGCCTTAGCTGAAAAGAATTAGGATTGCCTAATGGATGAATGGAAAACAAGATTGCGCCAGGCTCGCGAATCTCAGGGGCTCAACAAGACGGAATTTGCGAAATTGGTAAAAGTGTCGAACCCAACTGTGACCGACTGGGAAAAGGACGTGCTTGATGGAGGCATCCGGGAGATTACTGGGCCGAAACTGATGCGTGTGTGCGAGGTGCTGAAGATTGATCCGGAGTGGCTACTCAATGGCCGGAAGAGGATTCCTGCGGAAGTGAGCAGCGGGGGCTTGGCTGGCTCGATGAAGTTGACCTGCGAGACGGCGAAGGAGTTGCTCCTGCTTTCAGTTTATCGCCTTGCAAATGAGGACCAGCGGAGGCTTATCGACATTGCGGTTGATGAGGTGCGGCGCGAGCTCGATGGCAGGGTTCAGCATCAGATTTAGTTTTGGTTGGCGCAGCTTGTCTGGCCAGGATTTCGCATATTGCAAGGCCTGCGACAGCAATTTGGTGCGGGCCCAGGAATTCATCGTTTTGTAGGCCTCAGTGAGGTCTGGAAGTTGCTCCATTTACCACTTTCTTTTGTTGTCGGGATATTTACTATAGGCCGCAAAGGGGCGCGTGAAAGTCATGAAAAGACGGGGTGTTTTACGCGCTATTTAAGAATGAAAAGTCACGCAATATTCACAAATGGAGATAACATGAAATTCTGCGCTGTTTTGGCCTTGCTTACGCTAACCGGGTGCGCGTACAACATGCAGATGATGCCGCGCGATAGTGGCCAGGTCTACGCTGGAACCATTAGCAGCAATGGTTTCGGCTCCGGTAAGTTGTCCGTGCAAATTGATGGACGCACCTGCTCAGGTAACTTTGTTCAGGTTGGAAGTGGTGACAGCTTTGGTTTCGCGCAAACCTATGGCCGTCGTCCATCGACTACCTTAATTCAGACGAGCAGTGGCAGCGAAACGTACAAGGCACTCCTTACCTGCACGGATGGAACTGGCCTTCGCTGCGATGCTTCCGGATCAACTAGTGGCGGTGGCGTCTGTGTGGACAGTTCATCCCGAGTCTACGACATGATGTACAACTGAGCATCCCCGCCTATGGTGGCGCGTGAAGGAGGATGGAGTTGTGATAACCGAATTACAAACGGCCTACACTGGGCTGACAACGGCTATTGGCATGATTCGTGGCGCGTCTCAGATGAACACCGACGTGAAACTGATGACTCAAGCTTTCGAATTGACCAGGCATCTATTGGATGCCCAGCGAGCGATAACGAGCGCGGAGAGCGCGGCGCTTCAGCTCACCAAAGAAAAACGCGAGCTTGAAGAAGAAATAACTCGCCTTACCACATGGAATGGCGAGAAAGAGCGATATGTACTTGCCCAGGTCGGAGAGTCCGGATTCGCTCTTGCGGTAAAGGAAGAGCAAGGCTTGTCCGAACCACCGCATTATATTTGCGCAAATTGTGCTCACCAAACCGTAAAAGTAATACTGAATTGTGTGCAGGATGACGAGCAGTGGACGCACTTCCACTGCGGCCGGTGTAACACGAAGATTGCGACTGGCATGATGGGGCCGGTACAAGCCAAGTACGCGCCGTAAGTTGAACTTATTCATCTACGACTGCCTCGCACGCTTGATGCGCTCCAAGTCGTCGGCCAGCTTGGCAATGGCTTGACGGTGCGCCGCATCGGCCATGGTAACTCCCGTCCCCAGTGCCTGCTCGGACAAGGATGACTGACCAATGTAGTACTGTCCCAGCACTTTCCAGGCGCTAGGCCTGATTCCATCGACACGAACTAGCACTTCATCCCAGGTCAGGTCAGGGTAGTGGTTGCTGGTGAGTTCATGCTGCACACCCACATCATATTTGCCATCCACCCGCTTATAGATCGTCATTGCCGCTTCATGCGCTAACTTGTCCATCCCACCCCCCCCATGACCCGCCCAGTGCGGGTTTTTTTACGCCCGGGCATTCGTGCGTGTGCTCAGTGTAGCAAATATTTTAGGTGTACCTAAAATAGTTCTTGCAATTGTTTGAGGTATGCCTAATAATTGAATCCTAAGCAAACACACCACAACCGCCGCAAAGCACGGCGAACCACTGGAGAAAAGCATGGGACACAAGGAAATGGACTGGACGGCAATCGACCGCGAGTACGAACGGCAGGGTGAAGCCGACGACGCATTCCGGGCGCGTCTGGCCGAGCAGACGAAGGTGCATGCCGCCGCGATTCGCACGAACATCCAGACGGGCCACGCGCAGACGATCGAGAGCATCACCGAGGGCCTGTGCGATCGCTTGGGCCGCAGCGGCGTGACCGAGAAAATCGTGCGCGCCTCGCTGATCGGAGGTCCGCTGACGGCCGGCCAACTGCTGCTGGACCTGATCAACAAATGCATCGAAGCCGATGCCGACAACGCCGCGCTGGTCGAGTTGGATCGCGAAGAGCGCGCCGGCGGGCTGGACTTGGCCGCTATTCGCCGCGCGGCGCCTGAACTGCGGGTGCCGTCATGACCTATAACGTGACCATCGATTTCAAGCGCGGGCCCAGCTTCGGCCCGCTGGCTGTGACCACGTCGCGCAAGGAAGACGCTATCGAGCAGGCCACCGCCTACGCGCGCGGCTGCGGCTTCGACGCACCGGTCAAGAAGGCCGTGGCGGTGCCGGTATGACCCGCGTCCACCGCGCCTTGGCTGCCCTGTGGCAGGCCTGCGAGGACCACCAGTGGCTTCCGCTGACGATTGCCGGCGTGCTGCTGCTGATCGTGAACACGCTGGATGCACCGTTTTAAGGAACTGTCATGAGTAACGCTATCGAGCACAAATCGCAATTCACCGACAAGCAGCGGGCAGCATGGCGTGAACGTGTCTTAGCTGACGTGGCGCGCAGCAAGGCCGGAAAGATCATCGGCACATGGAAACCAGTGCTGACCGAGCAACAGAAGCAAGAGCAGGACCGCTACATCGAAGAGAATAATTTGCCTTTCTAAACCATCGCACCAACCAGGAAAAACCATGTCCATCGCAACCCTCATTATCGGCGAAAGCGGATCCGGCAAGTCGACCAGCATGCAGAACATGCACCCGTCCGAAACACTGTTGATCCAAGCCATTAAGAAGCCTCTGCCGTTTCGCTCGGCCGGTTGGAAATCCGCCACGCAGGACAATCCGAATGGCTCGGTCTTCGTCACCGACCACACGCCCACCATCATCAAGGCGATGCAGCGCACCAAGCGCAAGATCATCGTCATCGACGACTGGAACCTGACCATGACGAACGAGTTCATGCGCCGGTCTGCCGAAACAGGCTTTCAAAAATTCAGCGACATCGGCCGCAGCGCATGGGACTTGATGACCGCCGCCTCATCGCTTCCTGATGATGTGCGTGTGTACATGCTTGGCCACAGCGAACAGATCGACGGCGGCCATATCAAGGCCAAGACCATCGGAAAGATGATCGATGAAAAATGCCCCGTCGAGTCGATGTTCACCATCGTATTGCGTGCTGCAGTCGTCAATTCGAATCACGTCTTCAACACGCAAAGCAGCGGGCAAGACACCTGCAAATCCCCGATTGGCCTCTTCCACGATGAAGTGATCGAGAACGATCTCGCCGCCGTCGACGCGGCAATTTGTGACTACTACCAGATCGGCGTAGCCGCTTGATACCAGAGCACCACCAACCCCAACCACCACAGGAAAAACCATGTACACACTCAACGCAGAATCAGCAAAAAAGGCCGATGTCGTAGGCGCCTATATTTCCGAAACCGGCAAGTATGTCGGCACCTTTATCCGTGCTGAAAAGCTGGTCAGTTCCAGCAAGGGCACCGACGGTATCGGCTTCACGTTCAAGGACGAGGCGAGCCGCGAATGCCGCTTCGACGTATGGACCCAAAAGCAAACCGGCGAGCCGCTGTCGGGCCTCAATCAGGTCAATGCAATGATGGCCTGCCTCCAAGTGCGCGGTATATCGACGACAATCCAGAACGTGAAGAAGTGGGTCGATAGCAAGGAAATGATGGCCGCAGCCGATTGCTTCGCTGATCTCATGGGCAAGAAGATCGGCCTGCTGCTGCGCGCCGAAGAGTACGAGAAGATGAAGGACGGTAAGAAAGTCGGTGGAACAGCGTGGCGCATGGGCCTGTTCGCCGTGTTCCAGGCTGGCACCGAGCTTATGGCGTCGGAGATCCTGAACCGCAAGACCAAGCCTGAGCAGCTCGAGAAAGTCTTGGCCCAGCTGGCCGATAAGCCGGTGAAGAAGCACGCTCAATCGGCCGCGCATGACGCCGGACCGAGCCACGGCGACGTGCCGGCCGACTTCGACGATATTCCATTCTAAATCATGCTCGACCTGTCCACCATTCCGGCTGATGTGCTGCTTGCACGAGGCGAGTATGCCACTGTGCGTGCGGCACACGAGGACGCCAAAAAGAGCCTACAGATGCTATGTGGCGAGCTTTCTTCGACGGCCTCCAAGGTGCTGCGCCGTATGCAGCCGGATAACGAAGCGGTGCCCGACAGCGCGGATGAACTGTTGGCCGATGGGCGCGCATCACTCGACGCCATCGAACTGTGCGTGAAGCAGATCGAAGGCCTGGCGCAGCAGAAGGCCAACATCAAGCAACAGGCATGGGGGCGCAAATGAAGCGCATATTCATTCTCGCGCACGACGAAGCGCGCCGCAATGCCGCTCAGGCTGTCCAGGCGGCCCCACATGGCTATTGCGTGACCATCAGCGAGCCAACCCGCACACTTGAACAAAACGCGCTCCTGTGGCCGCTGCTGACCCGCCTGTCGAAGCAGGTCACATGGCACGGCGCCAAGCTGTCGCCGGACGACTGGAAGGCGATGTTGACGGCATCCCTGACCAGGCAGCGCTCTGCCCCAGCCATCGACGGCAATGGCTTCGTCGTTTTTGGCGAGAGAACGAGTACTTACACAAAATCCATGTTCAGCGAGTTGATCGAACTCACGTACTCCTTCGGCGCGCAGCACGGCGTCGATTTCAACCAGCGGTAACCCATCCCAAGAAAGGCACCACCATGAGCAACCAGGAACCGTTTTACCTCGTCCGTGACCGCATGCTTGTCAAGGTCAAGCTGCGCACAGAGAAGCACGGCGATGAAGATGTGAATGCATACGATGTCATGCTGCATGGTGCCTTCGCCAATGCCGTGCTGCTCAAGCTGTGCCCTGATCTGCGGCCTGCGCTCTACACCCAGGAACAGTCGGACATGCTCGACGGCCAGACGTTCAATACACTGCGCTTCCCCGAACTGGGGCGCCTGGACTGGTCCTTGAGCATGGGCCGCATGACGCTGACCATCCACGACGAAGAGGACGAGGCGGAAAGCCTGACGCTGACGAATCGCGAGGCCGACAACTTCCACTTCGATCTGCTGCCGGGCGGCACCGTCAATCTCGGCCTGCGCGTCAAGATCGGTGAAATCGAAGACGAAGATGTCCTGCTCAAGCTGCTGCGCACCAGCCACCGCAAGCTTCTGGTCAGCATCAACCAGGCCAGCGTCGAAGAAGCCGTCGACAACTTCGAGAAGGCCGAAGCGATGCCAATGCAGACCAAGGCTGAGAAGAAGGCGGCGAACCTGGCCCAAGCGCAAAAGGCGCTCGAAGCCACGAGCGAGGCCTGAGCCATGAATACGCCACAGGGAAGCCAAGTGCCCACTGGCTGCACGTGCGGCCAGCCGCGCGCTGAGAACGTGCTGCACAGGACCAGCGGCCCGTGCCTGCCGAACGCCACCACCTCGCAGCCCCCAACACCCGCCGCGCCCGTCGCAATCTTCGATGGCTACGTCGATGGCATGCCGCGCATTTCGTGGACTGGCGAAGCGCTTCGTGTTGGCGCAAAGCTTTACACCTCGCAGCCAGCAAGCCTGGATGCAGAGTATGGGGAATTGCGGGCGCTGGCTGAGAAGGCTACGCCGGGACCGTGGAATGCAAAGCGCTTCGGGGCCATTGTTGCAGGCCCGTTCCGCGAATATGCAAATGGTACTGCGCAGTCGCAGATCGTCGCCTGTAGCATAACGTTTCACTCTCAAGCGCCAGAGGATGAGCCGGAACGCCAGCAAGATAATGCAAATTTCATCGCAGCTGCCAACCCTGCCGCAATCCTCTCCATCCTCGACCGCAACGTCCAATTGGCCAAGCGCGTGGCGGTGCTGGAAGCGGCGTTGAACCACTTCGTGAAAGCGAAGTTCGTGGTAGACACTGCGATTCACCCGCGCGGCTATAACTGGTGCGAAACATGGCTAGACGAAGCACTGGCTACGGCAACCCAAGCTATCGCCACTCCCCACCCGCACGCCGACGAAGCCGCGAAGGTGGAGTGGTTGCCTATCGAGACAGCGCCGATGTCAGGCCGCGAACTGATCTTATTGCTGACTCCAAGTTGCTGGCCGCAAGTCGCGTACAGCAACACTTGGTGGACGGCTGGCTTCTCTATCGAGAACAAGCCTATCGGCTGGTTGCCAATCCCATCTACCACGGCATCGCCAGCAAAGGGGGAGAAATGACCGTTCAAGAACTGATCGACACGTTAAAGGCGTGCAACCCGACCGACGTTGTCCATATTTATGACCCGGAGTCGCAGGATTGGGAAGCTGTATCCGGCCTTGTGCACGATGGCGGTAACAACGTCGTGCAACTCTACTCCGACGAGGACTAACACCATGACCGACACCAAAACCATGCTCGACGACCGCGAACCAGCACCGCCAAACAGTCTGCCTGATTGGAGCGAGTGTGAATTGCGCGTCGAGAACTCGAACTTTATCGCCAAGCGCGTTGCTGAAGGCGGGTACAGCGCTGAGTCAGATAGTAAGCTGGCGTCCGCGCTGCACCGATTTATCTACGAGTACGACGATGCAGACAACTACAGGTCAGCATGGTTCATGCACCACCTTGAACTCGTACTCAAGGAAGCAGAAGCCGCCTGGACCCGCAAGCCAGCCGCCCAAGTAGCGGGGGTGGAACCGTTCGCGTGGCAGTGGCGCAAGAAGGGCGAAGCGTGGACGCTCGCCAACACTTTCAATTCGCGGGTGTATGCAACGACCGCCGACAGCGAAGTACGAGCGCTTTATCCCCACCCCGCGCCCGAGCCGGATGCCACCAAGGTGGTGAGCGTGCCGGATGTGATGGCCAAGGGGAATCCGATCTACGACGCACTAATGCTTGGCATTGGCGAGCTAGCGTTGATCGACAGGGAGAAGGGCGAAGAATACGCCGCTGTCGTTCGCGCCGCCCTTGCTGCCGATAGGGAGCGCACATGAGCGTCATCATCAATGGCGTCGAATACGCGCCTGTGAAGCCACAACAAACTGTTCCAGCAACCACTTCTGTCCGCGTGCCCCAGCCAAAGATGGTCGAGCGCAAATGCAAGTGGTGCAAGGGCCTGTTCCTGGCCCGGAGCGCTGACGTGAAACGCGGCTGGGGCTTGTACTGCTCAAAGTCCTGCAAGGCATCAAAGCAGGAAAAGCGCACCGGCCAATACCGGAATATGCAGCGTGACGACAACGAACCGCGCGAGTTTTCGGACGCCCATCTCTTCAGCAACGAAGAGCACGATTGCAACAAAGACTAAGGAATCACCATGACCACCTTCCACAAAGCCCTGCACCAAGCGATGCGAGAGCAGAACATGGCAAGCCAGTTCGCAGCGCTCTGGCGCGCAACGACAGCATGGCAGCACAACTACAAAAGGACCGCACCATGACCACCGCACACAAAGACCTGCCAGCGCTGTACAAGTTGACGCGCTCAATTATCCACGACTGCCCAGCACTGGTACTGCCGCAAAGCTTCATCGAGAAGCTTGGAAACTGCGCTCAAATCGTAGTCCTCAAAGGCGCCTCGCAAGAAATCGCGGACGCCTTGCTGGCAAAATTAAACGCAGACCAGCCGGGCGAGCCGAACGTGCAAGATGCCGCCAAAGCCGTCTTCCATGTGCTCGCGCCGGATCACGTAGAAAGCTGGGACGACCTGACCAGCGCACAACGTGAATTGTACGAATGCGTGGCACGCGCCGCCCTCGCACGCCCGGAACCAGCCAGCACGCCGGTGGCGGCGGAGTTGGCGCCAGAGTTTAAGCGCTTGTTGCCAGCATTGCGCGAGATTCAGAACATCCTCATTATGGGCACCGTCACCATTGACAAGATTCACGAGCTTGGCGCTGACGGCCCTGCGGAGGAGGTGTGGCTTGTCTTTCATGACGATGTGATGCCGCTGCTGGATGCCCTTGAAATATCGGCAAGGCCACGGCAAGCACCAGATTGGAAGCCGCGTGAGCCTGAACTTTTGCGAGCCATCGCTGAGGAAATTTCTGCGCCCCAAGGCCAGCAGAGCGCCACGCCGGATGCTCCTGAAATATACGAGTACCCTAGTTCTGTGGCTTGGCAGAATGGCTGGGAGGTCGGATACGACGCACGGCAAGACCAGCAGAGCGCCAGAGCGGGGGATGAATGCGCCCGCGATGTGTTTTCCAGCCGAATGTGTGAACGCGGGACCGCAAGCTGCATCGTGGAGCACGCAGCCAAAGCCGACCCGGCGCAAGAGGCGGGCAGGGATGCAGCATTAGAAAAAGCGTTGGATAAGGAATTTCCAATTCCAGATAGCCCGCACGATTCGGTGATGAGCCGCGCGTACAGCAACCGGGAAGCATTTGAACGCGGGTACCGTGCCGCCCAAGAACAGCCACAAGGAGACGCATCGTGAGCATGGCACCAAAGTTATGCAAACTCGTCCCGGACGCACTCTGCAAGCAGGGTAAGTGCGCAAAGCCCACCACCGGCTGCTGGGACGGGTGCGAACTGCACAAGAATTACCCCTTCGTCGGGTCTTACTCGGTCGCAGTTACCCTACAAACCCAAGCACAAGTACCCGCGCAAGAGGCTGGCGATCCTGTTGCCGCAACGCTGATGCGCGCAGGCGAGAGCCGCGAGGACGCAATCCGCATGGCGGCAGAGAGTAGGGCGACGAATGCGCAAGAGGCTGAAGCCCGAAATGAAGCACTGGAAGATGCAGCCGAAATTGCTGACAATTGGGATACCGGGAACCCTGACGGAGCGCAGATTGCGGACAACATCCGCGCCCTCAAAACCGCCCCAGCACAGCCAGCGGTGGATGAGCGCGCACAAGCGTGCGTTGCGGCATGTGCCAATATCCCAACCTACCAACTTTACGACGAGGGCGGCGTGCCTTTTGACCTTGCTGCAATGCTCGATCACTTGCGCGAGAAGGCGAACAAGCCAGCGGTGGACCTGGTGGCGGCGATTGAGGCCGCGTCATATCAGCAAGTGGTGGACGCTCTGGCATCGCAAGGTATCGACGCCGAGAAAAGCAAGTTCGGCTTCGATGAATTGCAGGTCCGCACGACCGTATCGGGATTCCGCACCGCTGCCGCCAATCTGGCTCGCGCACAGTTGGAGGGGAAGTGATGCGCGCCGTCGTCTGGAACACCATGGGCGATATTCTCGAAACCTTCGACACCGTGGACGAGGCTGAAGACTGGATCGAAGAATGCGGGCACGAAGAACTGTCGCGGATCAGGAACGGCTACGACACCAATATTGTCATTCTTGAAAGCTAAACCATGACCCATACAGAGAGCCAAGCCGAGCGCGATGCGTTTGAAGCGAAATGCCTTGAGGCCGGACACAACTTCAAAGTCGCGCGCCGTGGCGAGAGCTACGAATGGCCTTGGCAGGACGCATGGTGGCGCGTCTGGAAAGCCAGCGCCGAACATGTCCGCGCAGCACTGCCGCCAGTAGCAGCGGTGCCTGATGGCTGGATGCTGATGCCGATGGAGCCAACAAAGGAAATAGAGCAAGCGTATTACGCTGCGCAGAGAAAACATGGATTTTGGAATTGCTACCCGGTCTATAAAGACCTAATTGCTGCTGCACCAAAACCACAGGGGGAATGATGGAAAACGCAATGTCCGATTTGGTACTTTCGGCGGAAGAGATCGTCGCCATCACGCACCGCAAGCGCCCCGTGGAGCAGCTGCGCGACCTGCTGGCCCTGGGAATTCCGGCCACACGCCGGCACGACAACACGATCTGTGTGCTGCGCGTCGATCTGGTCGCCCGCCAACAGGCTGCAAACGCGCCAGAAGAGCGCCCACAGCGCAAATCAGCTCGTCAATGAACCGACGCCGCACCAAGGATAAGGACCTTCCCCAGCGCGTCTATGTGAAGTCTGGGGCGTATTTCTTTGTTCCGGTCGAGCCGATGCTCAACCCGAAGAACGACAAGGTGCAGGCCTGGATCCAGTTGTCCCGCGTCGACCAGGGCAAGAGCGCTATGCTCACCGCCCTGGCTGGCCTGATCGGCGGGCCCACGCTGCGCGCCGGGAGCATGCCATTTCTGTGCGCCGACTTCAAGGCCAACAAGTTGAAACCGTTCAGCAAGGCAGTGCAAGAGCAGTATTCCCAGTACCTCGACGTGATAGCCGACGAGTTCGAAGAATTTCATTCGTCCGAAGTCACCACCAAGGATTTCGCGGACTTCCTCTATGAGCGCTTCGGCGCCATGCCCAACACGGCCCAGAAGTATGCCGGCCTGGCCCGCAAGCTGTTCAAGCATGCGATCTCGCGCCATGGCCTGCGCCAGGACAACCCCATCGACCAGCTGGACATGGCCGACTTCGAAACGGCGCGCCGCGAGGTGCTGCCGACACACGACCAGGTGGCACTGATCCGGACACACGGCATGACCAGCAAGCCGCGCAAGAGTACGGGCAAGCAGATCCCGACCGCCAGCGGGCCTATGTTCGCCTGCATTATCGACATGACCTATCTGCTGTGGGCGCGCGCAATCGACATTCGTATGCTCACCGAGGGGCAGATTGAGGACGGCAAGATTCGTATTCAGGCGTCCAAGACCAAGAAGTCGAGCGGCAAGATTGTCGAGTTTGCGATCACCAGCGAGATTCAGGGTGTACTTGACCGGGCCAGAGCGATCAAGGCAGGCTACAAGCTGAGGAAGGACGCCGGCTACCTGTTCCCGTCGCAGAAGGGTACGCCGTACACGAAAAGCGGCTTGTTCTCGATGTGGGACAGAGCCAGGGAGCGCGCTGGCATCAAGGAATCGGTCTGGTTCAAAGACTTGCGCGCGCTGGGCGCCACGGATGCGCTGAAGGCAGGGAAGGGGAGGAAAGAGATTCAAGAGCGACTGGCGCACATGAACGAGGAGACGACCGAGATATACTTGAAGGAAGCTGTCGCGGACGTGTCGCATATCGACCTGCCGCTGCCTTGGATTGACGTCCAAAAGACGTCCAAAGGCGTCTAATATCGGCAGAAATGGCGCTGCCAGCACTGGCTAGCACCGACATGGCAAAAGCACTGTATATTTGACGAAATACGGCGCCAGTCAATAACCGCTAGGCGCATTCTTAGCGCAACCCTCAATGGGGTGCAAGGGGTCGAGTGTTCGAATCACTCCGTCCCGACCAATGAAATCAATGGGTTACGTGCGAAACTGTACGTATACCCAATACTGTATATAAGACGATCGTCTAACAGAATTTGGCGCGACGTTCTCGTGCTAAATCTTTCCTGGTCTTCCAGATGCAGTTTTCCTTATCGTACCCACTGCTTGGGTCGCGACGGCCGAGCCCCATCCCTACAGGGCATTCGCCCATATCTTCGAAGAAATGTTTGAACACGGTCCACCGGGCGCACATGGTCAGTCCACTGCCACCGAAGTTTGCGTAATGCGGACTATTTGGGTTGAGGCACCGTTGTTTCAAATTCCGCCAGATCCCGTTTTCTCGAACATGAACGTCGAGGCCGCTGCGCCGTGGATCGAGACCAGGACACCCGCATGATTTCGTATTCCCAGCCTTGAGCAGTGCGAGAAAGTATGGTTTCTCGGACCCGCACTTGCACCGCGCAAGCACTCGGGTTGCCCGGCTCTTGAACTCTGGGTCCTTGGGCAGGCGCCGGATGATGATGAGATGGTTGAATTGCAGTCCTTCGACTGCCTGTAGTGTCGGCATATACCCTCCGTCGGAAGTGTATATTGTACGCCGACTTCTATCTGGTTTCGGTGTAGTGCGACGATCCGCCAATTCGCACCCCCGCCCACATCATCCAGCGCTGGAACCAGGACACCCCGGACGCCTCCGACGCCTCGCGCAGTACCGCGTCAGCCACCTTGCGCGACACCTCGCCCGACGAATACAGCCAGTCATGGACGACGGCCGCTTTCGTGGCCACGTTCCCGGCAAGCAGGTAGATGACTGGCAGGCGCGGCGTACTGGCCAAGTCCGTCTGGAAGCCACGCGGCACGATGATCAGGCGCTCGGCGACATCGGAGTAGTACATCAGGGGCTCAGTGAGCAGCCAGGTCCCGCTGTCGTCGTCCCCGACCGCTTCCATGGCCAACTTGGAAAGGAAGCCGCTCATTTCCGTTCCGCGCGCGCGGCCTCGATGTCGGCTGCAAGGTTGTCGGTCTGGTAGGACGCTGCCCACTGGAATTTCAGGTTCGCGCAGCCGGCCAGGGTGCCGGCTAGGGCCAGCATCAAGATTGCTTTTTTCATTTCAGGTACTCCCCGCTTCGCATCATTGCCGCCAGGCGGGCGGCGCGCTTTCCGACTTGGGTTGCCCACTTGCTGGCCATCATTCCCTGCGCGGCCGCCTCGTACTTCCCGGCTTGCATGAAGGTGAGCGTGTTCTTGAAGCCCATCAGGCCGCCGATCCCCAGGTTGAATGCCATGTTCGCCAGCACCCCCTGCCGGGCATCGGTCATGGTTCGCCACCACGGCAAATGCTTGTCCAGCTGGCCCACGACCAGGTTGATGTCGTTGTCGAGCATCAGGTCGATTTCGTCGTCGGAGAAATCCCGGTCGGTCAGGTTGCGCCCGACGCCACCGGTGATCTTTCCCGCAGTGTCGGTGTAGATGCGCTTCTTGCGGCCCTCGTCGACAACGAGCTGGGCCTTGAGCCGGTCGCGGTTCATGTCTTGTCCTCGGCGCGCTTGCGGCGCACCACCCGGTCGCGCACCAGGAGCACGATCTGCAGCACCGTGTAGATGATCAGGGTGACCGTCAACCACTTCTCGACCGGCATGCCCAGCACCAAGTCGGAAAAGGTCACGGCCGCCGGCGGCGCAGCCCTTACAACAGCGTCGGCAACTTGGTTTGTCGGTTCGCGCATTCTTGCTCCTTAGATATGAAAAAGCCCGCGCGAGGCGGGCCAGATTGGGGTATATAATTGGCGCTCACCAGGAGGCGAAGCGATGTTGCCAGAATACAAAAACGATGCGCCGCTTTACAGCGAGCCCGACGAGCCGCCGTTCGAGTCGAACTGGTTCACAGCCATGTTTTTCGGCTATCCCCTGGCCTTCGCCGTCGGCATCGCCATCGTGCTACTCGCCCTGTTCAACTGATTCAAGGTAGTCGACAACGTCCTGCTTGAACTGCGGGTCGTTCGCCATGTTCGCATTGGCAATGAGGCGCTGGCTGTAGGCCTGCACCTGCGCCGGAGTGGCCTGCTTCGGCGCCTTTGCCAGCCAGTTCACAAACTTCGGATTGAGCAACAGGCGCGATGCCTGATTGGCCGCCAGCAAGCTACCGGCTGTGCCAGCTGCCAGCATTGGACTGAAGATTGCACCAGCTGTCAGGCCACCGAGCGTGGCGCGCGCGCTAAGCGCCGGGGCCGTGCCGGAAGGGTTCGACCAGATCTTCGAAGAGTCGCCCAGCATGTCGGCCGTCTTCGCAATTGATGTCAGGTCGCGCGCCATCTGCGGCCCTCCTTGGATGCGCTTGAAAAGCTCAGCGCGCCCGCCTGCGTCGATTCGGTTGTAGTTCGTCAGGAAGGTGCGCGGCGACCAGGTATTGCCGTCGGCGCCCTGCTGGCCAGGCGTGGCCATGCCCATGTCGTCTATCACCGTGGCCAATATCTTTCCGCGCGTTTCCGGGGAAACCGCATTGCGCAGCTTGGAATACATGGTGCCACCGCTGTTGAGCGAGTTGGCAATCGAGTTGTAGGCGCCTTCCGGCGTGGCGTTGTTGGCCAAGGCAGCCAGGTCGTCCGCGCGCGTCATGCCCTTGCTATAGTATGTATTCGCCCGGTTCAGCGCCGTCTGAGCTGGTCCGATACCGTTCGGCTGCGGGCCGGCGGCCAAGTCGGTGACGCGCGCGGCGTTCTTCATATCCTGACTCAAGCCGCCGTACAATTGCTTGAAATCGGCCTGCTCAGGGGTTCCGAAGATCGCACGGCTTGCCGCCTCCTTGCCGATGTCGGTGCGAATTTCCTTGATGGCGCTCAGAGGTAGACCCTGGTTCCGCGTGGTGTTCTGGTACATACCGGGCACTGGGACAGTCGTGTCGGCCAGTATGTTCTCGCGCATCCCAGCGATGCGCGGCTGCACGAAGCTGCTGGTTGTCTGCGGCGCCAGCGGGTTGACGGCCGTGGCGGCATCCAGGGCGCCCATGGTGCCGCTGATAGGAAAGCGCTGGTCAGGCGGCACGGCGCCGGCAAAGCGGTCGCTCAGGCGCCCGTATGTCTCATTGATGCGGTCCTTAAACTTCCCCTTGAGGTCGGCCTGCATGGCGCCGCCAGCCACAGCTGGGCCAAATTCCTTCGACGCGCTGTCACGCACCCGCTGCGCGCGCGCCTGCATACCTTCGAGGTTCTTGGTGCGCGCCTTCTCGAACACACCGACCGAGCCGGGGGTTTGCGACAGAATATTCTCGACGCCCATCAGCGTGCGGTTGCCGGCGGCGAGGCCGGCCGACGGCTCGGCAATGCCACCCTCGTACAGGTCCTGCATGCGCTGGGCCATCGACTGACGCCCCTGCTCGCCGCCGCGAACGAAGCGCTTGACGCCGGCCGCGCCAGCCATGCCGGCCAGCTGGGGCACCATGCCGGCCAGGCCAGCCCATTCTGGCGCCACCTCGCCCACAGAACCGGCAGCCAAGCCGCCCACTGCACCTTTGGCCATGTTCGCGGCGTTGGTCGTCAGCGATACGGCGGCGCGCGGGTTCGGAACCACAGACGCCCCGGCGGCGCGCCCGCCCATGTGCAGGATGCGCGAAGCCTGGTCTTCCGGGTTCGGGTTGTCGATCGCGCCGGCCATGCCGTTCTTGCGAAAGCGCTCAGCGATCCACTCGGCCGTACCCGGCACCTTCGAACGATCGTAGGGCAGCAGGGCGTCCGGCGCCGTCTTGCCGGTGACGGCCTGGTAGCCGGTGCCGATAGCGGCCTTGCCCAGGTCGAGCACGTTGGCGGCCGTGTCGACAGGGAGGCCCAGCAGGTCGGACCAGAAGCCCTTGTTGATGCCTGCGACGGCGGCACGCGTGCGTGACAGGGCGCCAGCGGCGGGCCGCTTCGGCGGCTCGTCGTCCCATTGCACCTGCGATGGATCGATTTGCGGAGAATCATCCCACTGCACCTTGCTTTTATCAATTGCCATATTCGACGCTCCCGTCGCTGTATTCGATGACCTTGCGCCCATTGATAGTGCCTGTGCGCTTCACGGTCCGCGCATTATCTTTCTTTGGAGTCACGGGCGATTTGTACGGTGACGGAAATACAAGCGAAGGGTCGCCGCCGGCGCGCTTTGCGATGTCCTCGTAGTTCGTGCGCGCGGCGGTGAACTGGCCTTCGTATGACTGCATGCGGCCCTGCGCCTCGCGCTGGATCTGCGCCTTTACTTCCGACGTCAGGCGGCCGCCACCAGCGAGATACTGGGCCAAGCCCTTGATCTTCTCTGGGATGTTCGGGCTGTTTGCCACCGTGTTGTATTCGCCCTCGCGCACAACGCTGGTTGGGTCGTACAGCTTGGCAATGCCATAGACGAGGTTGATGTCGGACATCGGCGTGTTGCGCTTCGCGGCGTCCACAATGGCCTTGTAGGCCGGCACGGCCACCTTGTAGCCCTTGACCTCTGGCAAGTCCTCGAACTCCTTGCGCAGACCGGTCGAGATGTCGACCACCTTGCCACCAGCAGCAATCCGGTTCGCTTCCGCTGATCGCGCATCAACCTTACCCTGACCGGCCAGCGCCACGCGATCGCCAGTTGTGAACGTTTTGGCGAAGTTCTGGCCAGGCGTTAGGGCGTCGGCGTCGTAGGCGTCAAATTGCCCGCCGCGATCCATCAGCTTGATATCGCGGCGCGGAAGGGCTGAAAGGCGCTTCTCGTTCCCGCGCTTGTCCAGCACATAGTTGTACGGGACGTTATCCTGGCCGCGTCCTACCTGTGGCGTCTGGCCGAATTCCGGCAGCATTTTTATTGCCTCTGCGCGCAACCTGGCAGCGCCGGCAAGGTCGCCTTCACTCTTGCGTATTTCGGCCTCCATGAGCAAGCTCTGCACGGCTTGCTGCTCGATATCTTGTTCCGCTGCAGGTGCGGCCATAGCCTGCACTGGCGCCGCTCCTGGCTGGCCCTGCTGCGCCTGGTAGGCCTGCATCCAGTCAGGAGCGTCAGTTTTTGGCGAGCCTGGGCCGCCTGGTGCCATCGAGCCCAGCGCCGCGGGTGCTGCCTGTGGCATTGCCTGCGCCTGCGCGCCGGCAAGCATGCGCTCACGGATGCGTTGCTCGCGTTCCATGTTCTTGCGCGCCTGCTCGCGGGTAAGCGCTTCGTTGGCAATGTCACCTTGCATGTTTTGCATCTGCAAGCCGCGCATCTGCGCCACCTGTCGCAATTGTTCCTCTTCCTGCTTGCGGCGCTGCGCGGCCTGCGTCGAGCCCTGGTAGGCTTCGATTCCTGCGCCCATGGCCTGCCCAATGCCGAACGGGCGGCGCGGGTCGCCTGACTGCTGCAAGATTTGCGAGGCAGCAGCCAGAAGCCCCTGCGTCTGCTCAGGGTTGAGATTTGCGAATTGATCAAGGAGTCCCATTTTTATTCCTTAGTATCCGGTGCCGTTTTGATAGCCGGAGGTTCTCGCGCCCCAGTCGCCCGCTGTAGGTTTGGGCGACTGCAATTGGTTGAACTGATTGTAGATGCCAAGGCCAGCCATTGCACCGCCCAGGGCGCTCGCCCCGGTGTTGTTGTACACGGGCTGCAAGTTTGTCGGGACCGGGTTCTTGGACAGGTACGGCTGCAGCAGGCCATTCACTTGCCCGGCCCTGTTCAGGTTGTACTGATCCTGATTGCCGGCCACCTGGTATGCATTGCCAAGGATGCCTTGATTGGCCCCGATGCCGACAGCCATGTTCGCGCTGTTCAGGCGATTCGTGTCCATAATTGCGGCATTGTTCGCCTGCGCCGTACCGTACTGCTGCGCGCTCAAGCCTTGCGTTGCCGACAAGGCACGATTCTGGTCCGTGTCGTAAGCCTGTGCCTGCGCGCCGACTGCGGCATTCGTGTTGCCCAGGCCGAAGTTCGTCAGGGAGCGCTGCTGTTCTTTCTGGAAGTCGCCAATGGCGTTACCTTCAGCCACGCCCTGGCGCGAGCCGCCGTACTGGCCAGCAATCACCGCATCGCTGCGGATAGACGGCATGATCCGCTCCATCAGGTTTTCCGTGGAGTCGTCCTGCTGCTGCTGGAATGCAGCCTTCGACATGTCGATGCCGCTGCCGATCGCCTTGGTCAGGAATGGGTTCGCGCCCGGATCGCCGTTGATGAAACGTTCGTATGCTGGCTTCAGGTCGATTTCGTTCTGCGATGGGGCCTTGACAAGCGGGGCCAGCATTCCGCCTCCCATGAGCTTGTTTGACGCGTCCCGCTGCTGCTCCATGTCGTAGGCGCCGAACTTGCCGATGTAGTTGTCGCCCGCCTGCCCGTAGATGGCTTGACCGGCCATCTGAGGCTGATCGAGCAGGCCCTTGTAGCGGTCGATCAGGCCGCCGCCGGTCGTGCCGTCAGGACCGTACAGCATGCCTGTTACGCGCGGATCGAGCTTGTTGGCTTCGATCTGCGCCTGGTTCGCTGCTGCCGCCGTATTTGCTGCGCTCTTTGCGCCATTGGCTGCGATTAGACCGCCGCCCACTGCTGCCACGATTGGAATTACTGCTGGCATGATGTCCACTCCCTGATTGTTATTCCGAGCATGATTTGGTCTTCCATTTCCCCGTTGCGGAGAAAACTCTGGCGATTGACGCCCTCAACTTTTAGGCCGCTAGCCTTGGCAAAGCGCAGTGCCAGCCGATTATTGTTTGGCACGTTCGTGACCAACTTCTTAGCGCCAATTTCCGTGAAGACGTGTGCGATGAGTAGGCGGGCCGCCTTTGCCGCGCCCGCACCCCATATTCTCGGAAGCAGGCACGTGTGAACCTCGTAGCAGTAGGCGCGCACCGCATGCAACAGGAAGACGCCAGCCGGGGCGTCGTCTGAAACAAGCATCCAGTGGAAACCGTCGTGGTCCTGCGGATCGGCCGCGTCCGTACCGTCTTCGTGAATGTGGGGGAAAATTGCAGGGTGAGACAGGATCTCTTTGACGATCACCATGTCCCTCGTGCGTTCGATTCTCACTTCCCGCTCAGCGCTTGAATTGCTGCTTCAGCGATTTGCTTCAGCGCTTCAGGGTTGTTCCCGGCCTGCGTCAAGGCTTGAGCTATTTCCTCGGCGCCCTCCATGCCCGATTGCCTCATTTGCTGGATGATCTGCTGGGCCATCTGTGGCGTTGGGTTCTGCGCAAGCTGCTGCGCCATTTGCAAGCCCTGGCCACCGCCAGCCTGTTTCCCGCCGCCCTGCGCCATTTGTGGAGCGCCGCCCATCATCCCGCCAAGCAAGCCGCCCTGTTGCTGTTGCTGTGGCTGCTGTAAGCTGTCCAAAAGTCCCATGTTGCTCTCCGGTTATAAGGCTTTGATGAGCACCCAAGTGGTGCCGTTGTGCATGTAGAGGCCCTTGACGCCTGGCGCCCAGCTGGTGCCGTCTGCATACCGAATGTCGCCGTCGCGCGGCTTGGCCGGAGCCACATAGGTCTTGTCGAGGTGACCAGCGGCCAGAGCGGCGATAACCGCCGACAGCAGGGCGTTTTGCTCGCGCAAGTACCTTTGCAAATCCTTCGGGTCGGCTGGCGGATCGGCTGGGTTGAAACTGATCGTTCCGAGGTTTGGGGTTCGCATCAGAATTCCCCTTCTTGCTCGAGCAGCCAGTCGAAGGAATCCAGGCGCCACTGATACGCGGTGCCGGTCTCGAAGCGAATGGAGATGTAGCGGCCAGACACGAGGAAGTCGGCTTTCAGGTCGACGCCGATCGTAAATGTGAAACTCGTATAGGTCGGGTCGCCGTATTGGTCGTCCGAGAATCCAACCTTGATAATGACTGTTTCGCCCGTGTTGCCGACGATGCGCGGGCGAATGCTGGTGATCAGCTTGTAATGCTCCGGGTCGCCGAAGTCAATGCCGCGCCGCTCAAGGTAGGCGCTTGGAATGACGCCATCGAAGCTGGCCGAGGCGTCCATCATAAAAAGCTTGGTGTCAGCGCTGCCCATCATCACGCGCACGGTGTCTGGCGTGAAGTCCGGGCCATTCCAGGCTGTCAGGTCGCTGTCCCACGAGTCGCTGTCTTGGCTCCACGCGCCGCCCAGGTCGTTGTCGATCGGGCCGTAATCCGCGTGGTTCACGTTGGGCAGAGACCGGAAACTGACCGTTTTGTCCTCGTAGTTGTAGACAAGCGCCGTGTCGCAGCTGGTGGCGCCGATGCTCGGGTAGGCGACGAAGATTTCGCTCAGGAACGGGTTGACGAAGCAGAAGACCAGTCCGCGATTGGCAACGTCGATGCTCTGGAAGAAGCTGCGGCGCGTTTTCTTCTTGAGGATCGAGGTCGCGCTGTAGCCGTCATGGACCACGATGTCGGAGCCGGTCACGGCGAAGTGGAACGAGTCAACGTCGACCGCGCAATTCTTGTTCATAATTCCGGACATCTTGAAGACCCTGCGCGACTTCAGCACGAAGGCGCCGCCGATGTAGTCCAGGGCGTGAGTACTCGATTCCTTGTAGATGATCAGCGAATCCTTTAGGCCGAGCAGGTCGATGATCGGGTCCTGACCGTCGCCAACATCAAATTCGCCCGCCTCCTTGGTGGCGTCGGTTTCGTCCCACGAAGAGGGCAGCGAGCCAGGAACGGCCAAGTTGGACCACTTGATCATAAACGGGAACGTACCAGATGCCTTCGTGATGAACCCGGCAACAAGCAGGTTCTTGAACTGCTTGATGACCTTGCAATAGGTCGATCCTGGCCACGCCGTCAGGTTCACGAACTTGTGAGTCAAGTCCTGATCCCAATACATCGGCACATTGGCCACGCCACCGTCGGTGAATACCGGGATGCCGCCGATAACAGTGCCGCTCCAGCGGTTCACCACGCCCGTGCGCGGCGTGGCGTGCGTGATGTCGGTATGCACAGCCACGCCGCCCGTATTGGTCACCACGAACGATTTAGTGGCCGTGTGGTACATCCAGTACCGAACCTGCGCGACATACACCGGCATGACGAACTGCGGCGCGTAGGCTGGCGTGTTGTACACCTGGCCGTGCCCGAGGAATTGCAGCGCCGATCCATCGAGGAAGCGGATATTGCTCGCGTCAGTCCATGCCTCCATCGGCAGGTTTGGCAGGCCGATATCCTTGATGACGCCAGCGACACCGCAAGCCGTGACCGGAAACTTAGCCATTGAAGGCGTCCGGGTTCAGTGCAGCAGCAGCGATGAAAAGGCCGTCCAGTTCGTCGGTCTTGCCACGTGCAGCCGCCCAGGCGTTCACAAGCGCATTGTCGCGGCGCATGGTCTGCGCGTGACGCAGGAAGGCTAAGGCAACAGGCCCCTGCGCTGCCACGAAGGCCTCCACGTCATCCCAATAGCCAGCGTTGATTAGGACAAGTGCGGCGTTGAGCATGGGGATTGACGAAGGCACAACAGGCTCATGGACGGCGGGCGGCGCGATGTCCAGACCGTCACGTGCTGCGTTTGCGATATAACTCGTCCAGTGCGGAACTGGCTCGCCGCTCAATTCAATGTGGTTTGCGGCGTGTTCATCGTGCAGTTCTTGCACAAAGTAGCCTGTCAGGCTTCCGCTTTGGTCGTACGTGACATAGATCATTTAGGCCACCTTGATAATTTCGAGTTGCGCGTACACTTCGACTTGGCCTGTATTGATTGCCTCGCCAAGTCCGATAGTTGCTGTAGCGCTATCTGTGTAATGACGAAGCGTGAAATTTTTTGACGCAGTAATCGAGAACTGAGTGTTCACAATGCTTCCGCCCATTCCGTTAGTACCCCCGGCGCTTGAACCTATTCCGATATAGGTAGCATCGCTAGAGTTGTAAAGAAACAATTTTGTTCTGCCAGCGCCAGCGGTTGGGGCCGTTGCAAAAGCTCGATATGTACCTATTGGAAGGGTGACGGTATTTGATGCCAGCGAAGCACCAGTTATGGTATTCACATCGACTGTATTCAATACGCGTGTTTGGGTAATATCCGCAGCCAAAGACGACCCACCCGCTGTGTTGTTTGCCTTCTGATCGCTAACTTTCAGGTAAGGGTATGGTCCAACCGGCCCGCCTGTCGCCCGCGTGTAGGTGATGACGCGGGCATTTCCTGAACCGTCGCCACGAACAACCATGCTGTCTCCAGCCGCCGTGGTGATACTCGCGCCGGTCGGCAGAATTAGCGTTGTTGAGTGGTGCGTGAGCGTCAGCGCGTCATCAAACACCACAGTTCGGTCTGCGCCGGATGGAATCGTAATCGCCGTTATCGTCGTCGTGCCAGTGACATGCACGAGGTTTCCGGTTGCCGTCGTCAGGTTGATCGTCGCCGCGCTTGCGATGTCGGCGCCCTTGACTTCGTTCTGAGCATAGCCTGTGTGGGTCTTGCTGAATGATGCGGTCGCACCATCTGAAATCAGGAAGCCAAGAGACTGAGCAGGAAGGGCAGTAGCAAACGCCAGTTGCGTTGCATAGTCGCGCACAGCATCGACATAGGCAGTCGTCACCGAAATCAAGCGGAAGTAAGTTCCGTCATAGGCTGCAAGGTACGTGCGGCCCGATACAAGATCAGCCGCCAGCAAAGCCGCGCCAGCCTGGCTGATGATCGTCTTCGCGCCAAGAGCGGAAATGTTCAGCGTCGGCGTCGTCGTCGCGCTGGTCGCGTTCGGCGTGAATTCGACAAGCTGCTTCGTCGCGTATGCCAGTAGCGCAGTCGTCGGCGTCAGCGTATAAACGTCAGCCGCGCCGCCATCCGTGCCAGTTACGAGAATCGCGCCAGTGAAGCCAGCGAACGACTGGCGAAGCACCGTTTTTAGCAAGCGCAGGTGGTCGTCGCCTTGCGACTTCGGATCGCTCGCTGTCGGATTAGTGGCGGTCAGGTCGCCGACGTTGGTTCCTGTTTCAAGTGCCATCGCTTATCTCGCAGTCATGAAAGGTGGTGAGCCGCTGAAAGTCTCGTTCTTATCCTCGCGCTTGACCTGCTCGAGCACGTAGTTGAACTTGCTTTCCCAGACCTGAATTCGCATGTCGTTGGCCAGGTACGGCGCCGCTTCGCACAAGGCTCCATACAGCAGCAGATCAGGCGCATCAGTCGTGAACCAATTCGTCGGATTCGCGTCCGACAAAGCGGTAAGGCGCTTGTAATACACGCCCTTGACGGTGTAGGCACTGTCCGGGTACGGCCCGAAGATGAAGCTGTCAGCCTCGCGCGCAAAGAACTTCGGCAGGCCATCCGATGTCCTGGTCGGGTAGTTCTTGTAAATCCACTCGTCGTCCTTGCGAGTGAGCGCCATGGGACTGTTGCCGTCGATGCGCGCGTGCTTCATTTCGATATAGCCCGTTGGCACGGCCAGAACGCCCGATGCAATTGCGGCGCTCAGTTGCGTCTCCATGCAGCGGATGCGCAGCTCGCGGTAGATTCGCGCTTCGGCCAGGGCGATGAGGTCGGGAATGATCGCTTCAAGATTCGTTCGATGTAGCCAGCGCCCGATCGACGTTTCCAGTTCGCTGTAGGTAGAAATGGTCATCCCAGCCACCCGTATCGTTGGACGTACACCGGCGCGTGATCGAAGAACTTCACGCCGGCAGGGTTGAACTTCAGGAGTGGGCTCGCAGCGGGCACCGTGACCTTGATGCCATGCCCGCGGGCCAGACCGATCAGGTATTCGATGTTCGGCTTTTGGTAGCCGTATTCGTCGTCGCCCTTCATGTCGACGCCATACAGCGCGATCTCGTCGGCGCCCTCATGAATGGCCAGCGCCAGGGCATAGGCGATTGATGAGTTCCAGTAATAGCCGGTGGTCTTGGCCACCTTGTCGAACGGATACGCGATCGCACATGGAATGTCCTCGTACGCCTCCTGCATGTACAGTGGCGCGCAGTCGCGCAGGCGGTCGAAGTAGCCCGGCTTGCGCTTCGAGTGCTCGGACGTGAGTAGGCGGATGTCGTGCATTTCGAACAGGCGGTGCATGCGTGCCCAGTAGCCCTCATCCCACGGCAGGCCCCACAGTTCCCAGCTGCTATCATTCCACGGCGCCAGGTCGTGCGTAGCTGGCGACAGGCCGATGATCGCGATCTTCACTGCCATGACGTTTTCGCCCGTGCGATCGGCGTGCCAGGCACCGTCATCAAATGCGGCTCGTTCGACTGGATGTAGAGCAGCGCGCGGCGCGCCTCGGCAGGATCGGCCGCCAGCACGTCGTAGCCCATGGTCTTCAGGCGGGCGATGTCGCCCATGTGGATGCTGCCGACCTTGACCAGGTTGCCCTTGTAGCGACCAAATTCCGGCGCCGCGTTGCGCTCAGCCTTGTTCTGCTCAAGCAGCGCGCTGTTGTCGTACGTCGTCTTGACGATCATCTTGTCGTCGCGCTCGTCGTAGAGCGTGGTTTCGATCAGGTCGCTCATCAGTCGACCCCGAGGAATCCAACGCTGTAGGTAATCGAGTCGGCGTCGGCGTGCGTGGCCAAGAGCGACATTGCTTCAGGCAGCATGTCCTTTGCGATGGTGTTCGCTGCAGCTGTCAGGTGTTCCGACACACGCAAGACCGTCATTCCGGTGCCGGTGATGGCCGCCGATACCAAGATGTCGTAACTGGTATTCGAGATAGGGTCGTGCCCCTTGATCGTGAAGACGACCGATGGCGTTGCGGTCACGGCGGTCACATTGATGAACCAGAAGCCCGCCCGGCGCTTCGTGTGGAATGTCTTTGTCGAGGTCGCCGTGCGCGCCAGCGAGGGGAATACTTCTTCATAATCTTTCATCTTCTCCACCCAATGAAAAAGGAGGCCGAAGCCTCCGTGGTTTAACGGTTCTGCTGAACCCAGATGTAGTCGATGGTCATCGTGCGCGCGGCTGCCGAGCGGCTCGACACGGCAATACATGGCGTGAGGGCGACGGTTGCGGTGACGGCGTTGGCAACTGGGTCACCGATGGCCTTCCCGTTAATGAAGCCCTGCACTGCGCCGTCCGCCGAGACCTCAACCCGCACTACAACGTAGGTATCCGCCGCCGGCGCGCTGCCGGAAAATGCTGGCGTGGTGTCGGTGCCAGCCTTGACACCGCCGTGGCACCATTGGTCGGTCGTGGCGTCCGTATCGAACACCACTCCGCATGCGTCCGCCGCGTCAGAATCCAGGTTGCCGGCGGCCAGGAATATTGGCAGCTCGACCGTGGTACTGATCGTATCGGTGAAGCCGACGAAGATTGCGACCACGCTGATGGCGCTCACCTTCAGCCGCGCCTCCATCATCAGGCCGCCCTGGTTGGCCTTCCAGCCGAGGTTGACACCCGTGATCAGCGTGCTGTTGGCGGAATTGGCCCCGTCGTCGGTGGATGACTTCATGGTTACCGCGCCGTTCAGGGAGTTTGCGACCGTAGTGGCCACCTCCGTCGCGGTGCCGCTGCCAGCGGTGCTCGACCAGGTGTCGGCGGGGCCCGCGTCGCCGATTGCCCAGGTCCCGAAAAAATCGTCGAACAGGGTGAACTTGCCAGTGGAAGGCTTGTACATGGTCACATCGTCGTCAGCGGCCATGGTGAGGACGTTTCGGGCGGTGATGTTGTTGACCAGGGACGCGCTGCCGTCGTTGTTCTGCGTGAGTTTGTAGCTCATTTCTTTCTCCAAAAGGAAAGGGCCGCTCGAGAGCGGCCCCGTGCTGCGCAGGGTAGATTACGACGTTGCGAGGTCGTAGACGGAGGCGTGAGCAGCCTCGTTGCACATTTCCAGCGTGTATTCCACGAGGATCTGCTTGCGCTCGCTGTCGCCCGTCTTGGCCAGGTCGATGGTCTTGAAGTCGCGCAGCGGGGCAAACTTCACGTATTCCATGTCGAACATGTGGATGACGTCGGCCGGCACCTGGCGGCAAGGAACGAAGCGGATTTCGTTGCCCAGTGGGTCGATGTAGATGTCGACCGAGTTGACGACCTTCTTCTTGTCGCCATCCGAGGTCTTGGACGACGAACCAGAGAACTGGGCCGCCTTGCGCTTCTGGAAAGCGTTCAGAATGCCCATGGTCGGGTTGCCGCCGCTCGACCAAGCCAGCGCCAGGGCTGCTTCCACAAACGATTCCTGCAGCGCGCGCGCGGTGCCGTCGGTGTGGCCGTCCGAGCCGTCGCCGGTCGGCGCCGTCGCGTCAGCCGCTTTGCTGATGTTGGTCTTGATGTAGGCCTGGACACCGGCACATTCCCGCGCCAGCGTGTCATTGCCGGCGACGTAGGCATTGTTTTCCAGCAGAGCCGCTTCAACGTCGCGCTTCAGTTCCTTCATGCGTTTCTGCATCTGGTACGCCATTTCGGAGCGACGGCCGGCCTTCGATACACCTTCCTGGGTGCCGGTGACGCGGGCCACCTTGTCGGAGATCGCGCAGTAGTTGTAGATGCGGCTGGTGGCGGTCGATGCGTCGGTGGTGGCGTCGTCGCCCTCGATCACGAAGTTAGTGGCCGAGGCGGCAGCGAGCGCATCCTTTTGCCATTCGTGCTTGGTGCTGGTCGATTTGACCCGTTCCAGCGCGCTCAGGAATGGGGTTTCGGTTGGCGAAATGTCGTAAATGATGTCGGACAGGTCTTCGCGGTTGCCCACTGCATCGTAGGACGAGAAAGTATTGGTTGGCTGTGTCATGGCGAACTCCTAAAGTTAGACTTTTCCGGAAGCGAGGAGCAGAGCGACGACATCGCCTGTCTTGCCACCGGAACTGCGAACGTTGTTTTTGAGGGTGCGAACGTTGTGCTGCTCGCGGGAAACTTGCTGCGCCTGGCCGGCCTTGACCAGCTTCGGCGCCGTGCGTACCTTGTTTTCGATGGCTGCTTTCGACCCCTGCAGCTGGTCGTAGAACATTGCCTTGCGCAATGCGACCACAGTCGTGCTGCTCGATATGCCATTCAATTCGGCCTCGGAGAAGCCGTTTTTCATGGCCCATGACTTGATGTCCAGCCGCTCCTTGTTGGCCACGGCCTCGTCCTGCCACTCAGGAATCAGCTCAGGAAGGCGCTGGCGCTCCTGATTCAAGAACGCTTGCGCCTTCTCGCTGCTCTGCGATTGCAGCGCGTGGCGCTCGTTCTGGCCCTGCTGGACGGCATAATCAAGCTGCTGCTTGCGCGACTGGAAATCGGCCAGCCGCGCCGAGTACTCGCCCGGGTCGTTCGTGCGCAAGTATTGCCAGTCCACGCTTTCAAAATCGCGCATCAGTTCCCTGTTGGCGATCTCTACGACCTGGTCCAGCTTGTTCAACCTTGCGGTTACCGCCTGGCTTGCCTCTGCGGCCTGCTGCTGAATGGCTTGCTGCTGTGCCGCAACTTCGCGGGCTTTGTTGTCGACGTGCCCCTGCAATTGGTAGGACTTGAGCATGTCGGCGAGCTTGGCAGCACCGTCCTTGCCGTCGATCTTGGTCTTGATGACGGCGTTGCCGTCGGCATCCACGTCGAGCGCGGATTCATCAACACCGAGATACTTGGCCAGGTCGGCAGTAGAGAGCTGCGGCTCGCCGTCATCGCCCTGGCCATCGCTGTCAGGTTGATCGGCGGTTGCGTCTGCATTCGTTTCAGGAGCGGCTTCGTCGTCGGCATCGCTGCCGGTGTCGGCTTGCTGCGCCTTTTGCTTCGGTTCTGGGGAATCGCCAGCAGACAGGAAACTCTCCAGTCGGTCGGTGATACTTGCGCCAGTGTCGCCACCGGTAGGGTTCTCAACGCTCATTTACCACTCCAAAAAAGAAGAAGCCCGCTCAGTGGCGGGCTTCGGTTAGAAAATTGGTGCTGCTATCGTCGGATTAGGCCGCGCAGGCCGCGCGCCTTCTCGAGCATGTCGATCTGGACCTCGGCCACGTCGCCATCCTCGACCACGCGCACAATCTCGCGCTTGATGGCCGCCATCAGCTGCTTTGAGATCACGATGCGCTGGGCGCGCGCGGCGTCGTCCGGCGGGCAGGAAAGCGCCTGGTTGTCGATGTATTCGCCCACTGCAGCAAACGCCTCCTTCAGCAGGGCGTTGTCCAACAGGTGGCGCGCGTCATTGCCGCGAATGCGACGGTCTTCAGGTGTGCTCATAGGTTCAGGAGGATCAATTCAAGTTCGTCTTCTTCTTCCAGTTCCGCGACCATATCCAACAGGCGCGCGTACTGGGCCTCTGCAATCAGCTTTTCCATCTGGGCCCGCGCACCATCCGGCGCCGCTCGAACGACAGCTGGAATAGAGATGGGCGCCGGCGACTTCACCAACTTAGGCGTTCGGCGCGGTCCTTTTCCGATCGGGGCTACCAGCTGTGGCTTGCCCTGCGCTTCGAAAGCCTGCGCCTCGAACGGGTCGTCAAAGACGAACAGCTCATCCTTGCGCCGCACGATGTATTTGCGGCGGTAGCGGCGGTGGTCAACTACTTCCTCTTCTTCGCTGGCGCCCTTTGGGAGAAATGTGCCGTACGCCTTGACGCCTATGCCGGCCTGGCCAAGGCGTGTCGTGCTCATGAAATCACAAACCCGTCGGTGTCAGCCGGTGCCTCAGTCAACGCGACGACCGTCAGCGTCTTGGTCGCACCAACGTAATCGCTGATGCTTGTCGTCTGGCCGGCCAAAGCGCCGCTCGTGAAAGTGATCACGCGCCCGTTGTAGTGGTCGTCCGTCGCCTCGGTCAGATTCGTGACAATCGAGGTCGTCGTGCCGCCTGCCGCGCACGTGCTGACGACCAGGCCGAGCCCGCCACCTTCCAGATTGTCGGCTGCCGTCGTGCTTCCGCTGATCGCCAGCATGTCGGATTTCATGTTGCCGCCCGCCGTCAGCGCTGCCGGGATTCTGGTCTGGATGTTGTCCAGGTCAGACTGAATCGTGGTCAGGGCGCCAGCGTTCGGCAGCACGTCGGTTACTGCCTTGATCGCTGTCGCCGTCGTCTGTAGCGTCCCTACCTCCGTGTCGATATACCCGGCGATGGCCGCCAGTTGCGTGTCGAGGTTCGCGCTTGCCAAGCCCACGGCGGTACGCACGCCAGCCGCGTCAAGCGTTGACAGCCCAGCCTGCAACTCGGTCACATAATCCGCAGCCGTGGAGGCGGCAGTCTGTACGTTTGCAGCCATGGCGCCCACGCTGGCATCCATACGGCCACCGACCAGGGCGGCGGGGATGCGAGCGTCAAGCGTCGTCCCGGTGTCTACCAAGATCGCGGCCACATCGGCGCGCTGGGCATCCGCGTCCAGGCCGCCCGCATCGCTAATGACCAGGCCGCCGGCAGCGTCGGCAGCGGCGTTCGGCAACGCGGTCAGACCCATGCGCACGCCGTCGTTGATGTCGTGGGCCACCAGAGTAAATTCCATTGGGGAGGCCGCTGCGGCGCTGGTTGTGATCATCACGTAGACGACAGCGGACCATGCGCCAGCGGCAAAGATCGCGTCCGCGATGTCAAGCCGATACAGACCAGGCGCGAGCGTGCTGCTAACCTCAAGCAAGCCCCAATCCGTGTGTGCCGTAGTCAACGCGGCCAGGTTGTTGAGCGAGGACGTGTAATCGGTCACAGTCACATCGTTGTCAGTTTCGACGCGCACGCCGGATACCGTAAGGTTTGCAGCAACAAGACCGGTCTTCCCGCTTCCGTCCGTGCTGGCTGGGTCAGGGATGAATACCAGTGTCGTGTAATCGGTGAAGCCCGCCTTGATTTGCTGCTTAGCCATTCAGGCCTCCATTCATTCCAGGGTGCCGAATAAGCCCACCACCCGCACCACCTGCGCCGTCGTCAAGCTTGCTCAGCAGCGGATAGACGCCATAAACATCGGTGTTGGTGTCCGTAAAAGCGCCACTGCCGTTATTTCTGGCGGTCGAATAGACGTTGTCATCCAAATAGCACCCGAGCTCTGCAGCGGTGGCATACGTGTGCTTCAGGCAATTGACGCCACCTGTCGATGTTGCTTTGATCGCGATTGCGTACACGGTGTTTGCGCTCAGGTCCACCGGCGTGTCGAACAACAGAACATGCATCGCGTTTGCCGAATCATTATCCCCATCGAATGCCTGCGATGCGAGGGACGATGGCGAGCCTGATGTGTGGCTCGAATACAGCGCAGCGGTGTAGCTATTGATGTCCGCTGGCGTTGATCCGGCATTGCAGTACGTTACGACTCCGTAGCATGTAGCTGGAACTGAAAGAGTAAAGCGGTTGCCGCGCTCGTCCGGATTCGTAGAGTCGGAATAGGTCTGAAGCGTTGCCGTGTACGCGCCTGCGAATCCTGGCATGTGAATGCTCGCTCCGCCTGCCGTAAAGAAACCAACGGCAAATCCGCAATTTGTCGTTCCCGCCTTCGTCCACGCGCCTGCCGAATCCTTGGTCAAGGAGTATGGCGATCCGATGCCGCCATTTGTTCCCGTCGTGCGCAAGACTGCAAAATTGCCGGCGAATCCACCTGTCGCAGTAAGAACAAGCGCGTATTTCGTACCGACCACTAGCGCTGCGGTGCCAGCCAGCCCTGTACAGGTCTTTGTCCCGGTCGATGCAACCGACACACTGCCCGTTGCGCTGTTCGTGACTGGCGTTCCACTCGGGAAGCCGGTCGTGTTGTCCAGCGTTTCAAGCGTTGCGTCAATCGTCCCGGTGCTCGTATATGAAGTGCACCGGAATTTAACCGTATCCGGCGGCGTCGTGCTGGAGGCTTGAAACACAAAAGCCATCTTGTCGGCAGCGCCGTTAAACGTGAACGTAGAGTCTGAGCCAAGCGTTGCGGCAACCACCGACATGCCAGGCAAGAACGGCATCCAAGGGACTGGGGCATTGAGAGCGGCGGCAGTCATCAGGTCACCTTGATAAGTTGGGCGCCGCTCGTGAGCGACAGAGCCACCGTCTTGCCGATCATCGATTGCAGCGTTGCGAGAGTGAGCGTGTTGTCTTGCTTGTACGCGAGCGAGATCAGGAAGAACAGCAATTGCTCATCGGTCAGGCCGTTCTCAAACGCTTGAATCGCCGCGGTCATCTCGGCTTTCGAACTGAAGCGAAAACCCTGCTTACTTGGCGTGCCAGGAAGTGTGGTATTCGACGCGGTTATGCCAATGTTGACCGCGCCACCGCCGTTAGTTACGTTGTCAACTCGAAGGGTGCGCGTCATTACATGCCCTCCTGTGGCATTGGTCTATTGCGAACAATTGCTCGCCCGTTCACTGCAGCGATCTTGCCGTCCGGCCCGTAATCGACCTGCACCGGCTTGGGCTCGCGCATTTCGGCGGCCAGCATTTCGTGACGCTGCGCCAGGTCGCTTTGCGTGGCGAACACCTGCTCGAGCGACTGATTCACGGTCTCGACCAGTGCGGCGAGCGATGCGCGCGGGCGCTGCTGGCCATGCTCGTCCAGCTCCATTGGGTTGTCCTGGTCGGATGCATTGGCTGACATGGATGCTGTCTTGACGGCCTGCGCGCCTGACATCTCGGAAAGCACAATCTTTGTCTGCTCCTGTGTCTCGACCTTCCAGCGCTCCAGATCATCTTTTCGCGCGGCCTCGATTGACTCGTAGTGGTGCCTAATCTGCTCGATTTGAGCCGCTGCCTGAGCCTCAATCTCACACTTCTCGCGCTCGTATTGCAGCTTGGCGGCTGTTTCCTGCTGCTGCGTCTGAGCGTCCATCTGTTTGCCTTGCAGGTGGATTTGCCCCTTGACCTGCTCAACCTCGACCATCGGATTCGGCGGCGGCTTCTGATTTGCCATCTTCTGCTGGAATTCTGGACTGTCAGGCGACAGGGCGAAGCGGTCAGGCTGGTCAAAGCCCAGCGTCTCGGCCAGTTCCGCGAACATCGCATAGGCGTGCTTCGGATCGACCAGGCCGGCGGCGGCGAGCTTGTCTTGCAGCGACGACACCAGGAGCAACTTCTGGCGCCGCTCCTCTTCGTTGCCGGTGCCTAAGCCGACCTTAGCCGTCATGTCCGTGCGATCCTGCCATTCCTGCGGGTTGATCTGCACCCACTTGCCGCGCATTTGGACCACGCGCGGCTTGTCCTGGTGGCGCATCAGCAGCGCGTGCACCTGCAGCACCAGCTCCTTAACGCCGGTTTCGGCCAGCATGCGGGTGATCATCTCCATCTTCTGGCTGGCGCGGTTCAGGTTCTCAAGAAAGGCGCCCTTGGTGCTCTGCTTGAGCGTGTCAGGATCGAGGCCCGTCATGGAGCGCGATATGCCGGTGCGCCCCTCCTTGATGTTGTCCATGTAGTCGACCACTGGCAAGATCTGCCCGACAATCGGCGTGGACATGATCGGCTCTGCGGCGCCAAGCACCGGCTCATTGCCTGAGACGCGCTTCACGCCGCCAGGCAGCGATGTCATGAAGTCCTTGATGTTGACGCGCTCGTTGACCAACCACTGGTTGTTATTGGTCAGGTAAATGTTGTCGAGCAGCTGGCGAAGCAGAACGGTTTTAATTTCCTGCAGGTCGGCCAGCTCATCGTCCAGCGATTCGCCAACGTGGCGGTGCGGCATGCGCTTGGCCATGAATGATGTCATCGGCACGGCACTGATCGGCTCGTTCCATTCATCGCCTGGCGGCAGCTTCTCGGAAACGGTAACGACCTTGCGCAGCTCGGCGATGCCGTCGCCGTCCCAATCCACCTTCAAATAGGCCTCGCAGTACTCGATTTCATCCATCGAGCGATCGCCGGTCGCGCCGCCGTCGGTGGTATCGCTCTCGTCCGCAACGGAGTCGCGCGCGAAGGACTGCGTGCTGTTGTCGCGCTCGTTGAACGCGGCCAGGCTGTCGACAAAGTCGTGCGGCATGCCCATTTCGATCAGGTCGGAGCGCGTCTTTCGGGTAACGTGCTCGGTGAATGGGGATTCTTGCAGGGTGCCACGGCAGCGTTTCGATACGCGCACTTCCTCGGTCGGAACAGCCTCGATGCAGACTTTTCCCTTCTTGCGCGTCACCTTCAGGCGCAGGGACCATAGCTCGATCGGCATCGGGCCGCCAGGCGTTTGCATGGTCACCTGCGTGGCCTCGGCGGCGCTGACCTCGACCTTGGCGCCGGACTGCTCAAGCTTCGTGACCATCTGGGCGATTTCGTCCATGGTCAGCCCTGAGTATTCGTCCTCGGTGATCTTAGTTGCCACATCCCAGTTGTGCTTCACGTAGCCATTTTTCAGCAGCAGCGTGTCTTTGATCGCGTCGTGCAACAGGATGAAGCCAGGGTTGTCCTTCATGATCACCTGGTTGACGTAGTCGCTTTCCTGCGTGGCGGCGTCTTCGTCGTCCGGGCCAACAGGGTCGAACTCACCAAGGCTACCGGACTGCGTGAACACGCGCATGATTGCCGGCATGGCCCAGTCGATGGCTTCGGCCAGGTCGCGGCTGACGATGGCGCTACGGCCCTCCTGCTCATTGCCATAGGGGCGGCCATGGTAGTGGTCCATCGCCTTGGCGCGGTCGTCCGACAGGTCGCCATCCTCGACGCCCAGCGAATCCTCGCGGTGCGCGCGGATGATCGCGAGCAGGTCGGTGCCGGTGAGCTTCGTTGGTTTGGCCACTAGTCGCTCGCTGGCAGTTGCAGGTCAGTGATGTCGAAGGCCTGCTCGATGAGCGCAGCCTTGACGCGAGCAACGCGCTCGCCGTGCGACAGGCTGACCGATTGCCCCTCCCAGATACGCATGGCATAGGCCTGCATCGGGCTATCGACTGTCTCGACTTGCGCCGGCGCTTCTGCTTTTTGCTTCTTCATTTCACGTAGCTCCTGTTGATTTCCAACGGTTTGTCCCAGTCGGATTTTGGCGCCGGTGGCCGCGCGAACGTCAGGCCCAGGGCGTCGGCGGTGTCTGGCGACCGAAGGCCGCGTTTTTTCATTTCCTTCTTGCTTTCCATGACCAAGGCGCTGTTGCTGTCGTAGCTGTAGCGGATCTGAGTGAGATCGGCGTGCAGTTCGTCGCTGTCTGGCACCTGCGCCGGCTGATTCTTCAGCCACTCGTTTGTCAGCCCCCACATTTCAGCGCGCTTGTTTTTGTACTTCTTCGCGTCAAGTGGCGCTTCGCCGCTGTTCACAGCCACCAGCAACCGACGGTCGACCAGTTCAAGCAGTCGGTCGTACACACCGGCGCCCAGGCCGCCCACGTCGATGAACACGCGGTCATCCTTTTCCGTGGTCAGCCCCAGCTCTTCGATCGCCATCTTCACGATGCCGACCACCTGCATCGTGTCCTTCTTCGAAAAGCTGCGGATCCAGTGCACGCGGCGACCCTGGCGAAGACACAGAGATGTGCGGTCATCACCAAAGCGCGCCGGGTCAATGCCCAAATGCCGGGGCCCTACGCCCTCAGCTGTGGCCTTGCGCGCCACCATGATCGTGGCCGGCTTCACGTATGGATCGAGGCCTGCGACCTGGAAGGCTTCCGCTGCGGTGGCCGGGTATTCCTGCTTGAACAAGATTGGATCCTCCAGCTCGATAATTTTGGCGCGGCGCCAAGCCATCTGCTCCATCGTCAGCCCGTAGGCGGCCAGGTACTCGCGCTCTTCCTCGTCCAGTTCGAAGTCGGCCGGCACCGTTTTCTGGTATTCCGGCTGCCAGTACCACGGAACGAAAATCGCGATATACGCTGACTGGCCTGCCTCGGCTGCCTGCCACTGCTTGTGGAAGTAGTTGCCCAAGCCGTTCGCCGTCGATTCCAAGAACGCTTCGGTACCTGGCTCGTCTGGGATCGCCTGCATCACGCCGGCGGCGTGCATCTGCGCATTCGGCCAGAACCCGACCTCCGATCCGTGGAACAGCTGCACCGTCGAGCTGCGGCCAACGGCCTTGTTGCCGGCGGTGCCGACCTTGTAGCCCGAGTCCAAGCGATCGAAGAACAGCTCTTTCGCGTTCGACGCGCTGGTGCTCGGCTTGACCAGGGTGGGGCAGTGCTCGTGATACCGGTCGGCCAGCTCAAACAGGTTGTTGCTGGCCTCTTCCTCGTGCGTCAGGATGAAGGCGCGCACGCCCTTGCTGTGCGACACGCGCCAGTAAAACCGGCCCTCAACGTAGGTGGAGCATCCTTGCTGTCGACCCTTGAGGATGATCGCGCGCACGCGGCCTGTGGCTGCGCGCTGCTCTTCGACCTTCTCGTGGATGTACCGCTGCGCCACGTTCAGCGCCAAGGGCACGACTTTGCCGGATTTGGTCCTGATCTTCAGGCAGCGGGGCGCGTAGTGCAGGAAGTCGTCCCGCAGGCGCCGCCGTATTGACTTTTCTCTCTCACTCAAGCTCATCGAGCGCGGACTCATGGTTCAGCTTCAGGCCTCCACTGACCTGCACAGCCGACAGCTTCGCGTGCACATAGGGCGCTGCGGCAACTGCGGCCGCAAATTGCCTCTCCTCGTGCGCCGCCTGCCTGGCCAGGTCATACCCGGGCGGGCAAGGTTCGCGCATCCGCTTGAGCATGAATTCCAGCGGCGTGATTCCCGAGGTGGCCACGGCCTCCTGCAGCTCTAGCGTTCGCTTGTTCTTGACGCCCTTGGGGCGGCCGGCATTCTTCTGCGCGCCGCCGAACTTCGGTTTAGGTGTTTCGGTTTCCATGTCGTAGCAGCGCCCTTGCGGGTAGGTGCCCTCGTTGGTGTAAAAAAATGCCCCACCGAGCTTGCGCAGGGCGGGGCGAAGATCCTCTCCAAGGATCCGGGAACAGCAAGGAGAAATTGGTTACTCGGGCACCTCCTGCACCGGCCCGTTGCTCGGGATCAGGTGCCAGCCCAGCTCACGTCGGATCTCGTCCGGCGTGGGCGGTGGGCTCTCCTCGTGCGTGCGGCGCTCCATGAGCTCGCGGACCTGTTCCTTGGTCGGCTTGGTCGTCTGCGTCATGGCTGGCCTCACGATGTGTGGTGCGTAAACGACGAAGCCCCGCGACCTTTCGGGGCGGGGCTTCGATCCTTCCGGGGACGCCGCTGGCTCCCCTGGGGAACCGGCCGCGTCGTGCATCTTGACGGAATTAAGTTGTAGATGCGGAAGATATACCAATGATTGCCACCTGTCAATGGCCTGTGGAAATCATGGGCGCCAGGTCAGTTCGGCTGCGCCTTGAGCTTGGTCCAGTATGCGCAACTGTCGCCAAGGACTTGTTCGGCCGCACCGCGCTCCGGAAATGGGATCACCGTTCCGGTAGACCAGCAAACGGTGCCATTCGACAGCGTCGGGTTGTAGTGCAGACCGGTCGCAGAGCCATCGACAGCCACGCAAGCACTGCCGCACTTGGTCACGAATTCAGCGTGTTTCGACCAGGTCGCAGTGTCGGCCACGTATTGCCAGCCGGACGAGTACAGCACTGCCGTGCGATTGCCCGAGTCCGTGTTTTTCTGGAAGCCCATGACGACCGCAGGGCTGGCGCTGTAGACGGCGGTTCCGGTTGCGTTGACGACGGTCAGCGGGCCGGCCTGCGCCGGACTGTTCCATGCCAGGGCTAAGGCAACCATGGCAACAACCAGCATGAAGCTGGCCAAGGGTTTATGCAACATCGTTTTCATAGGTAAAGCTCCTTCAAGGTTACCGCCCGGATCGCGGGGCGGCGGTCGCGTTACTTCGTTCTCGCAGCCGCGAACACTTCGCGGAGCGCTGCGATCATCTGGCCGAGCTTGTGCGGTGGCGGCGGCGCGCCGCGCACATGTTGGCCATTCCACCGTCCCGCATACCAGCCCTCGCGCCGGTTGCGCGACACCAGCACCCGGGCGTTCGCACCAGCCGGCGGCGCCTTGAGCTTGCGGATCGCCCACAGGCCATTTGGCAGCGCCTCGGTCATGAGCGTGCCGGCGGCGTCCTGCTCCAGCAGATCGGCGTACACATGCTCCGTTGTTTGGCCGACCAGTTCACTCGGCATGATGTCGAGGCCAGTCATGGCGTTGAACACCTCGCGCACATGGTTTAGGCCAAGCGGCCCAAGAGCGCGGTCGAGCTTTGGCATCCTGGTCTCGATCAGGTGGCGCAGCGGCGGATACACGCGCGAGCAAATAGCAGTCATCGGTTTCCCCCGTCAACAATGTCCTCAATCGCTTCCTGTGCAGCGCGAAAGCGGTCCACAAACTCACTGGCCGGGCGCGTCGGTATCGACAGCTTCCGGCAGACCACCTCGGGCCGGGCCTGCTCGATGTAGCACCAGTACAGCAGCAGCCGGTCGAACGTGGGCAGCAAGCGCATTCCGCGCTCGATGGCGATGGCGTCGGCATCGTTCGTCTCGTCGCGAACGTCGTGGCCGGACCAGACGTTGCCCAACGCGGCCTTGCGCAAGCTTTCGCAGATCGCGCCAGTCATGCAGTCGGCGCCTCGGCCACCGGTCAGGAAGCACCATCGCGCCCAGTTCTCCAAGCGCAAACCGATGTCCTTGCGTTCGGTCACGCGTTCTCCTCGTACTCATCGCAGCGCCGGTCGGCCAGCACTTGCACCTGGCGCGGGTTCTTGCAGCGCGCGGTGCCGTCGCGGTCAAGCGTGCGGTAGCGGCAACCCTTGCACGTCTCGGCTTCGGCTTCGAGCAATTGCTCCTGGGGATCGCGGTACATGCGGCGGGGAAGGGCGGTCACTTGCGCCCCTCGGACTCAGCCAAAGCACGCTCGCCAAACTCGATTGCAGCCGTCAGGCGTGCTCGCAGAATGACGCCCTGTGCGCTGCGAGGCGGGCCAAGCGCAAGCATCTGCGCTCTCGCATCATCAATCGTCTGACGCAAGGTGGCGCAGTCTTTGCGGGCGAAATAGCGCTTGATCCACGCCCACATCACAGGTACTCCGATCCCGAGTCGCCATCGTCCGGATCACGCATGCCGGCCAGCGCAGCCAGGCACAGCGTCAGGCCAGAGCCGGCCACGAGGCCGACGACGAACGCAGCAACGATGAAAATTTGGTCCATGGCGATCCTCAGAAGGGTAGGGGTTGTTCGATTGGTGGCTGTGGCGTGGCTGGCAGCGCCAGGCCCAGCTGCGGCTGCTCGGTGGCCAGCGCTGTGATGGTGACGACCACGCGCGCCGGGCCGCTGTCGGGCTCCATGCGCTCGCTGACGATGCGGCGAATCCACTTGTCGTCTTCCATCACCACGTCCTTGAGCGCGTCGGAGAGCACCTTCTCGGCGTTGCCCAGGTCGATGCACTGCACCGTGTCGTCCCACGCGGCGCCGGCCAGGCGCATGCGCTTCTGCCAGTCCAGGGGGCGGTGCGGGTACAGGCGAATGTCGAGCTGCACGCGCCCAAGGATGGGCTTGGTGACGCCGGCGGCGCGCGCGATGGCCTCGACGGCTTCCTTGAACGCCTTCGCCTCGGGCGTGACGTAAGTGATTGCCATCGGCCGCTTGCCCTTAGGCGCGACGGTGCGCGTTGCCCAGTAGCGGTTCGCGCTGATCGGGTAGGGCAGGGTCAGGGTAATCGAGTTCATGCGTTCAGCGCCTTCCTGAGCATGTCCTGGCCGGCCTTGTTGAGCGTCATCACGGTACGGCCGCCCACCTGCACCTCGAGCACGCCATCGGTCCACATGCAGCAGCGCATCTCGCCTACGTCAGGTGTTGGCACGCACCCCTTGTGCCCGGCCGGCTGGCGTTTGTAGGTGCGTTTCGCGGCTATCGCAGCCGCAGCTTCTGCTGGCGACTTCTCGATTTCGGCCTGGGCCTTCTTGCTAAGCTCGGCAACCAGTTCCTTGGGAAGGGGCACAGCTTCCTGTTTTTCGACCGCAGGCATGGGTTTGGCCGGAACAATCCCGCACAGTTCCCAGGACATCACCTTGCCGCCGCCGGACAGTGCCGACAGCGCGCCCTTGATGCGCCCCTCGTTCGCCAGCTTGGCCAGCAGCATCTGGGCTTCGGAAAAGTCCACGTCCAGCTGGTCGGCGATCTGGCCGGTCTTGATGCCAGGCGAGCGCCCGACCATCGCAATAATCTTCTCGTTCATCGTATCCCCTTGATTTTTATGGAATATTTTTTCTGCTGCTGTTGCGCTGCTACCAGCCCACTACATCGCCATCGGTTTCTGCTTGTGCTCTTCCGGCAAACCGGCCTTAACGACTGCCAGAAGCTCGACTTCGAGCCGGATCATCCATTCGTCCAAGGAGTTGCCGTTCTGCATCAAATCCTTGCGCTGCGACTGCATCAGGTCGTGGTTGATGCGCTCGAAGGTCTGGCGCCAGGCCGGATTGCGAGACCGGCAACGGATGTCGCGGATCGTGTTTGCCAGCCACACGTTGCGGTTGATCTCGACTGTGATCGCTTGGACCTGGCCCGGCTCACAACCCTTGTGCACGTGGCACACGAAGTTGCCGCCGCCAGTGTCGTCGCTCATGGTCCCGAGCATCGGGCAGCCGTATGCGGCGCAGAGGTAGCTCGGGCGGTCTGCGGTGCGGTCGGGGTGGCTCACGCTTCGATCCTCCGGATGTTGACCTGGGCGAGTAGCTGCAGCGCGCGCGGTGTTGGCGCTTCGAGCTGGGGCGCGATAGTGCGGGCGTGCTCGATACCGATTCGGCCCTTTTCGACGGCGATGCGCAGGGCCTCGACGCGGCCGTGCTGGTCGTGTCCAAGGGACGGCGTCCACTTGGCCGGCAACCGCTGGTCGCGCGCTGTCGTCATCGCCTTGGCGTAGGCTTCCAGGAAGGCCATGCGGGCGGCAACGTTCTGCCGGCCATCGAGCAGCGGCTCAGCGACGAACCAGGCTTCGCGCATTTCCTCGGACCAGACCACCGACATGGCTTCATCGAACGGCATCAGGGCCCACGCCTCTTGCGGACCGGGCCTGCCGTCGTCGATACGAGCGATAACCGCAGCGACGTTGAACGGCTTGCCGTCCAACTCCTTGCGGCAGCGCGTGAGGGCGGCCAGCACAGCCGGTTCGTCGAAGCCGTCCAGGTCGGATGCGAGCAGCGCTGCAGCGGCCGGGGTGTAGACCTTCCCGCACAGCTCGGCAGTGGCGGCAATCGCCATGATCAAGGCTTCACTTGCTGGCATTTGCGGCCTCCTTTTCGGCTTGTTCGCGCTCCCTGGCCGCTGCAATCAGCGGTGCGAAAGCGTCCAGGTTCGTCTGCGTGCGGTCCACCTGCTGGGCGCGGGTGGCGGTCATCTGCGTGCTGGTTGCCCACTCGGTGCGCAGCTTCTCGCAGTCGGCCAGCAGGAGACCGACCGGGTGCATTTTCTCGACGTAGAAGCGGTGCCGGTGGCCGACGTAGAAGGCGGCCACATGCTCGGCGTCAGCTGCGCCGATGCGCTTGACGAGCTGCGAGAGCTGGCCGTTCACCATCGCGTTTCGGACGGGCTCGACGTTGTAGCGCTGCCAGTACGCGTTGGCGTAGGCGACCCATGCCTTGCCGGTGCCTGGTTCGGCCGGGGCTTTTGGCTTTCTCGGTTTTTTTGCCTTCGGGGTCGCGACCGACAGGTCGTCGAGAAGGGGTTGATGTTGGGGTTGTTTTTGAACCTGTAGTGGTGTTTGGGTAATGGTGTCTGGTGTCTGGTGTCTGGTGTCTGGTGTCTGGGTAGCCGTTGCAGGCGTTGCAGGTGCCGTTGCATGTAACGGTGACAAAACCGTTTCAGGTATGCGGGAAACGAGCTCGCGCAACTCGGTCATTCCGATGTTCCATGGTGCGTGCTGACCGGCCAAAACAAGCCTCTGAAACAGCGCTGCTCGCTCTGCGCGATGGCGTTTCATGCGGTTGTCCTCGTTTGCCTTCTTGACCTCGCGTTCGGGCTCGCCGTCGAGGAATTTGGCCAGGTCAGAATCGCACCTTTTATTGTGCCAACCGTCGCTCACTAAAATAAAAAATTCCTCAAGCACGGACGCCACTGCGGATTTTTCTTCACGAGTTCGTGCACCAACCAAGCGCTGAACCTGTTTCAGGTCGGCCGGCAACGGCTTTTCGGTGGAGTAGTATTTGCGGATGCAACGGCTGTACGCGGCATCCTCGACAAACGTTAGGTGTAGCGTTGCCTCGGCATAGTCGCCGATGTGGTGCTCGTAGTAGTTCATGCGCGGCGCCCGCGTTTAAGGTGTTTCAGGTATAAATTGCGCAGAACAGCCGTAGCGACACGCTGACGTTGAAGCGCAAGCCGCGTCAACCGTTGCAGGTGCAAACGCTCGGCCGGCGTGAGAGGTTGCAGCAGGTCCGTCACGCCGTTTGCTCCCGCTCAATGTGGCGACACGTAGCCGGCGCAGCATGGGATTGTGGGAAGGCCTGTGCCTGCAATGTCACATACGGTGTTTGATCGCCAGAAAGAGCCTCAACGGCAGCAGAAAGATTTGCTGACAGGTCGAGCCGGTCGTATTCCTCCAGCCATGTCGCCAGCGCTGGCGCATGCCAGTTGAAGCCGTGGGAATCGCGTGAGCGGCCGGCAAAGAACGCGGCCCGGGCTTTGGCGCGGATGGCGTCCTTCGAGATGATTTCGCTCATGCTTCACCCCCAGTCGCGGCCTTGAGCATCGCCATGATGTTCGGCAGCTGCTTGGCCAGCTCACCCAGGGCGCGGTTCTTGCGCGCTTCTCCATCTTCCAGAAACTTTTCCACCAGCCAGTAAATCGGCATGGTGTCGCCAGTGGCTTGCACGAAGCGCTCCAGATCATCGACAGAGAAATGGCGCGGATCATCCGGGTTGCCGTGTAGCTTGCGCGACAGGTCCGACTGGCTCATGTCCATGTCGGCAGCGATGGTCTTCAATGGGTTGCGGTGCCCGTAGGCGCTGGCCCGGATGCAGTCGAGCAGGTGCGGATACTTTTCCGTCAGGCCAGCTTCGAAGTCGAGGGTAAATTGGGTACTGGAAATCTGCGGCACGATGGTTTCCTCTACTTTCCGGTAGGAAAAGTGGCAAAATTTTTAGGTAGGGGATGCTTGTGCGAGTTCGGGCCAGATTTGGGGCCAATCACCCGGGAACATTTCCTTGCGCGTGACCAGACCATCGGTCTCCTGCTCGATCTCAACCGCACGTTTTGGCGAAATCGGAGCTTGCCCGTTGGCGAGTTGCGAAAGGTAGGAAGGGGACACGACCAGCTTTGCAGCTAGTGCGGTCGCTCGGCCGCGCTCGGCGGTGATGTAAGTTTTAAGGTCCATGACGCAACTTTAGTACTTGCTAAAGCGCTCGTCAAGTGAAAACTAATTTAGGTTTGACTAAACTTGTGCGATGGACATAGTGGAAACGCGTAGAAAAAATTTATTACGGTGGATTGCCAAAAATGGTACGCCAGCGAAAGAGCGCAGCCTTTTTTCCCAGCTCAAATCGACAGGTTCGTTCGGTGAGCGGGTCGCCCGTCGGCTGGAGGTTGACTATCGAATGGGGGTAGGGTTCCTGGATGCAGGCAATGCTGAGGTGGTACCAGTGAACGGCGGGGGCTTGGCCGATTCGTTGAAGTTGACCTGCGAGACAGCAAAGGAATTGCGCCTGCTTTCAGTTTATCGCCTTGCGAATGAGGACCAGCGAAGGCTTATCGACATTGCGGTTGATGAGGTGCGGCGCGAGCTCGATGGCAGGGTTCAGCATCAGATTTAGTTTTGGCTGGCGCAGATTGGCTGGCCAGGATTTCGCATATTGCAAGGCCTGCGACAGCAACTTGGTGCGGGCCCAGGAATTCATCGTTTTGTAGGCCTCAGTGAGGTCCGGAAGTTGCTCCATTTACTGCTTTCTTTTGTTGTCGGGATATTTACTATAGTCGGCAAAGGTGCTCGTGAAAGTCATGAAAAGACGGGGTGTTTTACGCGCTATTTAAGAATGAAAAGTCACGCAATATTCACAATGGCGCAACGGCACGCCAGGATGCCGAACAGAGGTGAAAAATGAAATTGGCAATCATTCTTGCTGCACTCGTGCTGGCCGGCTGTGCAACTGGTCCCACCCAGGAAGTGATGGATTATCACTCGTTCATTGCACAGCAAAAGCCACGAGCTGAAGCTGGTGAAATCAAGTGGTCCACCTACTACAAAGGCTTGTTTGCCAAGGCATCGGCCGCGTCTGCGCCTGGATACCTACTTTCTGCACTGAATCAATCCAGTGGCGTTGCACTCCGATACGAAGCTGGGCAGATTTCAAAGGACCAATTCGACTATGAGATTCGAGCCATAAAGGCTGAAAGCGCCTCTGCAAATGATGCCGCAATGGCGCAGGTTCGCATAGAGACCGACAGGCGCGCCCAACTTGGCGTTTCACAAATGGCTGCCGGGATTGCGATGATGCAGGCCAGTCAACCGCAGCCGGCGCCAATCATAAATTACCAGCAGCCGATCCCAATACCAGGCAATGCCTACGTGACAGGCTACCTGCGCGACCAGTCTCAGAGCGGAACGCTGAAGTACTGCAACTATTCAAACGGCGCTGTCATCACCATCGCAGCCCATCAAATTTGCCCGCAAAGCACCAAGTAGCAAGCGGCAATACCCCATAACCCGCCTCGGCGGGTTTTTTTACGCCCAGACATTCGTTCGCGTCCTCAGTGTAGCAAATATTTGGGAATTGCTTTAGTAAACGCTTGACATCTTATTTAGCACGCGCTAAAGTTCTACTCAAGCAAACACACCACAACCGCCGCAAAGCACGGCGAACCACTGGAGAAAAGCATGGGACACAAGGACATGGATTGGACCGCAATCGACCGCGAGTACGAACGGCAGGGTGAAGCCGACGACGCATTCCAGGCGCGCCTGGCCGAGCAGACGAAGGTGCATGCCGCTGCGATCCGCACGAACATCCAGACGGGCCACGCGCAGACGATCGAGAGCATCACCGAGGGCCTGTGCGATCGCTTGGGCCGCAGTGGCGTAACCGAGACGATCGTGCGCGCATCGCTGATCGGCGGGCCGCTGACGGCTGGCAACCTGCTGCTGGACCTGATCAACAAGTGTGTCGAAGCCGATGCCGAGAACGCCGCCCTGGTCGAGCTGGACCGGGAAGAGCGCGCCGGCGGGCTGGACTTGGCCGCTATTCGCCGCGCTGCGCCTGAACTGCGGGTGCCAGCATGACCTACAAAGTAACCATCGACTTCAAGCGCGGCCCCAGCTTTTCGCTGGACGTCACCACGCCGCGCAAGGAAGACGCCATCGAGCAGGCCACCGCCTACGCGCGCGGTTGCGGCTTCGACGCACCGGTAAAAAAGGCCGTGGCGGTGCCGGTATGAGCGCCCACAACACCATTCATTGCCAAGAGTTCCACGAACTGGCCATGGACTATCGCGGCGCCAGGCCAGACAACGCTGAACTGGCGTACCAGGCGCTCCTGGCGTATATCAACAGCCGCATACATGGAAGTCTGCGCGACTACTTCGCGGCAAAGGCTCTGGCCGGCATTGCTTCCACGGTGGATGTAAACGGCACGGTCTACTGGCGCGAGATCGCAGCCGATGCCTATGCCGCTGCCGACGCCATGCTTGCGGAGGGTGCCAAATGATCCGCCGCGCCCTCAACGCCCTGTGGCAGGCCTGTGATGACCACCAGTGGCTTCCGCTGACCATCGCCGGCGTGCTGCTGCTGATCGTGAACACGCTGGATGCGCCGTTTTAACCCAACCACCAAGGAAACGCAATGAACGAACTGACCACCGCAGGCGCCGAAACCTTTTCGCTGACCCCGCGTAACCTGGGCGAGGCGATGGAATTCGCCAAGATCATCGCCTCATCGGACATGGTGCCGAAAACCTACCTCAACAAGCCGGGCAACGTGCTGGTGGCGGTGCAGACCGGCGCCGAGCTGGGCCTGAAGCCGATGCAGTCGCTGCAGGGCATCGCCGTCATCAATGGCAACCCGGGCGTGTGGGGCGATGCGATGCGAGCACTCGTGATCAGCCACCCGGAATTCGAGGATCTGCATGAGGAGAAAACAGACCTCTACTGCAAATGCACGCTCAAGCGCCGTGGGCGTTCGGCTGTGGTCGTGTCGTATTCAATGGAAGACGCGAAGAAGGCGGGCCTGGCCGGCAAGCAG